TGGTGTCACAGTTGGTGTCACTGTGGCTGTTACAGATGGTGTCATGGAAATTGATGAAGTCGGTGTTGGTGTATTAGTAATCTGTATAATTTCTTGCACACTTCCAACAAAATATATGTTCAAAGTACCAACAACATTATCCGAAAAATTAAAAGTTATGTATTTATCATCATATGATATACTATTAGCAGATATTGCTACACTATTCAAATCTAAAACGTTAAAAAAGAAATTGGAAGAGTAATTTCTTACGGATACAGAATTACCGTTAATTTGTACCGATACGCTTCTGTCACTATCTGGAGCAGGTCCAGAATGGGCTATAATATCTCCAGTAAGTTTATCAAAATAATAATTTAACATTTATACCATTCGGCTGTTATTTTATTTATGGTTGCATCAGCCCGAATAAGTTCTAGTGATAATTAAATTAACATCCAGTTCAATATTTAACTCTGGTGGTGATACATCAAGACGTATAGCGTCTTCTTCTGGTGGTCCTAATCCTCTTGCCACAACATAATACCCCGATGGTCGAGTAGGTAAATTTTGATATATCCACACACCTATAGAGTTTGACTGTGATGACCCAACATAAGCATTAGTGGCAGCGTCAAATATATCTATAGTTCTAGATACGGGTACACCAGATGAGTACACAATGCCACCAACATTCAATTCCCCTTGTGGTAGAGTGTTATAATCGTTTCCAATAACCACACATTTCCACGTAGTTGGACCCATTGATACAATTGATGTGGCATTTATGGTTGTTTCTGCAACTGTAGCTACTGTCATGTTTTAATTATTCCCAGATCAAACAAGCATATTCATAATATGATAAATTCGTCGCCAACGAAATGTATGTGTGTGATGTACTACCAATAACAGTGGCATCAAACGTGGAACCCAGACTAACTCCGTCACTAACTGTTGAACTTACTATCCCATTAATGGGAAATACTTGTGGGGTTATTATAAAGTGTCTTGATACTTGGAATGCCGCTGGAACTCCAGCTACAGTTGTCTGTATTAGCGATAAATTGTAAGGTAAAAATGTGTAACCAGTTCCACCACCACCAAATAGCTGTGTGTTTCCTATACTGGCAGTATATCCAGTATCGAAGGTGTAGCATGTAACATTCGCTGAATATGCATATCCACCATTATCCATGGTTGGAGTCATATAGCACGCCATAGAAGTGCCAGTTACATCACCGAAAGAATCACAGCTTCTAAAAATTGCAAATGTTGCGCCCCCTACGCCCCCTGTGTTTCGACTACCAATTTTCCAAGAAAACCAAACTACACCTTCAGTTTTACACATATAGGTCGGGTAATTTGCAGAAGTAGATAAAAGTTCAGCTTCGGAATGATTTATTAGTCTTCTGCTTACCGTAATTCCTGTGATGGTGCCAGCACCGTTTGTTCCAGTACCAACAGTCACCCATATAGATGGTCTGTTAGTGAATGGTCCAGTACCAAATTCTAACTTTACATATATCGGAGTAGTGGCGTGTAATGTATCATCTAAAAATCTTATTTCATAACCAGCAGCTTGATCTGTTGACGCTTTAACTACAGTGCTCCAATCAATTTGTCCAGTGTCCGCTGATTTTGTAAAACCTATCAGATCTAAAGCGTCTGATAATTCCAACCCCCACGCTCTAAAATCCACGTCGGTGTCATGTGATATTAATGAAGAAAAACTATGTGTTGCCATTTTTGATGTCCTATTATATTGTTATTGTTAAAATTAGTGTTAATTGGGTTAAGTCTGTTGATATTATCTTGGCAATGATGAAATCATTTTCATTGATAATTTCTGTCCATGCTACGGGAATAGTTGACACAATACCATAATCAGATATTAATTCTAAATTTTCAGTGGCAGTTATAGAAACTGCGGATGGTATGTCCATAGGCGTGGAAGCTATTAATATGTCAATTTCAGCAGACCCAGAGTTGCCTTGTCCATGGATGACCGCCTTTGAAATAGTTCCATTTTTCGGGACTACTGATATGCATTCAGTGCCTATAGGAATTATTGATGGGACCGATGAAAAATTAAATGTAATTGTGTACTCCGATAATACACCAACGTTTGTATATTGTTTCAAATCATCTAATGACAGTTTAACAGTAGTCAACCCCTGATCAATTACAAATGATTCTGTTCCTGTCAATGTGTCATTGACCGCTAAATCGGAAATTTTACTATCAGCCATTATATAACCCTATAAAAATGTCGTTGAAATTATTTATATCATCACCACAACAAAATTCTAATAGAATTTTGTTGTAATACGTAACTACCATTTTGTTGTATCAGTCCCGGTAGAATCGTGGACGGTGTTGGTGTCACTGTGGCTGTTACAGATGGTGTCACTGTTGGTGTCACTGTGGCTGTTACAGATGGTGTCACTGTTGGCGTTACAGATGGTGTCACTGTGGCTGTTACAGAAGGTGTCACTGTTGGTGTCACTGTTGGTGTCACAGAAGGTGCTATAATTGTATATGGCGGTTGAATTGTGGTTGCATCTTTTATATCTATAAAAGCACTATTCTGCGATACCACAAAGCCAATTTTCTGCATTACATCTCTTGAAGGTACTGCTGTAGTTATTTCACCACTTCTACCCATAAACAATGGTGACATAGGAGAGTCCGTAAATACACTTTCATCAAAATGTATTATACCGAATCTAATATATTTGATTAGTTGGTTTGGTGATGAATTGTGTAATGCAACCCCATGACATTGCAAACGACTAGAGCTGGAAGCTAGTCTTACCAAATTATCATCATATGATATATTTACACAATAATATTGTGGGATATATTCTATAGCAGACCCCTCAAGATGTTCGCATTCAAATTTGGTACTATGTAAATAGTTATCCAATATTGATATTTTTTTATCTGGGTCTATCATTTAACAGTCCGAAGGTTTATAATATTTATGATGGGCATTCACCATCTATGAAGTTTTGTAAACGTATAACTCCATTAGAGGGAGAAGAAACATTTATAGTAGACTGTAATGCAACCCACGATGTCTTAAATATTTCAGAATGGTGCTTCTTGTGTGTCATCGCAGCATGTAATAATTCAAAAAATATTTTATTAATCTCTTCTGTTGTAAAATTATTATAAATTGCATACATGGTAGATATGATATTACTCTCACTATCTAAAGTATTATTAGTTATGAATTCATTAATATCAACATTTATGAAGGTATTATTAGGATCGTTAAGCATGTAGTTAACTATGTATTTTGCCAACTCACCATCCATGAATATCTGTTCTTCGCCCAAACCATATCTTGTGTCTCTGTCGTAAATCGAATCATAAACTGTTCTATTCAATGTTGGTAATGGATTGGTATTATCCACGATTCCAGATATTATCCTTTTGCCTATCATACATTCTATTATCCTATCCCAAAGGAACAGGTCTATTTTCGCTAATTGTTTCTCACGTATTAATTTCCATTCCCAATGAACATTTTTTAAATATAATGGAGAATATAAGGAGTTTGGACCCGGTAATTCATCCCTTAGCGTAAAATCTCTGGTAAATCTAAGTACATACCTTTCATCATCTTTTACTGTATTTTCCAATCCTTTTATTACCAATTGTGTATATCGATATGGTAATTCATATTCGTCTTCATCAAAAACTATACCGTAAACTAAACCATAACCAAATTCCGGCGTTCTTAGTCCTTGTAAGATCATGTATGGAACAGGGATAAACTGCATCTGTTTTTGTGCCTCTTTTAAGTTAATAAACGAATCACCAGTAACAGCTATCTTATTTTCCTTATTCTTAACCCAGAAATAATACACATTATATTCCTGATGACTTAAAGGATCAACTTTTGTTACATATGAATACGGATATACTTTTTTGTAGATCCCGCCAGCGTCTAATTCGTCTTGTGAAGGAATATGAGATTCGAATACTAAAGTAATAATATCTTGAGGTCTTGGTTTAGATGTTTGTCCATCCAATAAAGGACCGTAACAATATTCATACAATGAATTAACTTCTATATCAAACGTGCCCACGAAGAAACCATTTATATAAACTTTTGGTTCTACGTTTATTGTGTTTTCTACAATAGTATCAGCTTGTACAAGTTTAGTAGTAAATTCAAATATTTCATCTTTGTTTTCTACCCAATTAGGCGGCATTCCAGTCTCTTCTTCTATATTTCTATAGACAATATAATACGCTTCACCAGATCTTTTATCATTTTGCAATAGATTTTTATTATTAGAATCGGATATAACGACAGATTCCCATTGTTCCGGTGGAACCAAAGATTCGGTCCACTGATACATGGTTATACTACCAAAATCAGCCATTCTACCCCAATTGAATATTCTATAATTAATATCTGGGAATATTTTAGCGTCATAGTATGGAATGTAATACATTTTTGACGTATCCAACCATACGGTATGTTCTTTATTCTTTAACCATGATGTTTCTGTCGCACTAACATTTTCATAATTATAAACAGCGCGGTCAATATTTGAACGTATATCTATAACAAAATCAGAAACATGATAATGTTGGTCTATAGCCGGGTGCCAAATTGGAATTCGTTTCATTACTACATCAGATTTTTTGTCTAATAATGTAGCTGGGTTCTGCGCATCGTAATTGTATGATAATGTGGCCACAGTGATATTAACTAAACCAGTGATATCAGTAAATTCAATAGCCCCTGTGTTTATCAGAAAGTAATCATACCCTTCTGATAATTGCTTAGTAGTTTCTGTTACTGTATCAAAATATGTTACTATAACCTTGTCAGATTTTTTCGGTAATTCAAAAACATATCTACCATTTACCGTAGAGATTGGTTCTGCTGGTGTAAATGATTCCGATATCTCAGTGTTCTTGGTAACACCATTAAATTCTGTTGAAATATTGGCTTCACTCTCAACATTATACGAAACAGAAGTTACCTGAGCGTCAAAATAAAACGATGGTTTTGGTGATAACATATAAAGTTGATCTGGTTGGTTCCACCATCTATTAAGATCTGTCAATTTGATTGGTTCAAATGTATCGTTTAGCGCACCACCATCCGGCGTAACAAATTCTACTCTCATTTCTTTAGTTGATACATCTCTAGTAAATAATTTCAATTCTGGATATACTTTCTCTTTACTATCACCAAAGCACGCAACTCTATATGCCCAAAATTCATCAACTCCAGCTTCTAAAAATACTGGCTGATTGACAAAAGCATCTATAGACATATTAGTACCTTTGTTCTGGATCATGCCTCTCCAGAATAAAAATTGTGTCTTATCGTTTATTTGTAAATCATCCATATAATCTTTTGGACCATCGTATCCAATAGATTTTCTTGATCTCTCTATTATCGGTCTATTCTCTATAGAAGTATAGGCATCGAACAAATAACGTAAGCTCTCTACAGAATGTTCTATATTTTCAACTAACTTGCCATTCTGTAAAACATGTCCACCAACATTTGGTCGTAAAGTAAAATCTGGAGTTCTACTATATTCCATATAAAATCTCGGGGTTCTCAACCCTAAGAACTTATCAAATATTAAAGAATCGTCTACCGACGAATCATTAAAACTCACAATATGCTCGTAACCATCCAAAAATAATTTAAAACCTCCAATTTCAATGATATCATTATTCAATGTAACGCTAGTGTACAAAATATCATTTTCGTTAATTTTTTTATTGTATATAAACTGTTTTGAATTTTTTTCTATGATGTCTTCTACTAAACGTAATTTAGTTTCTTTATCATTTCTATACATTAGTAGTTGACGGTTATTCAATGATTCTCCATATATGTCATATACTTGTGGTGTCTCAGAGAAGAAATAATCGGTCCTATTGAAAATGTCACTAATCACGCCTTGCGGATGATTGATGAAAACGGTATGTTTACATGGATTTAGTGTAAACACCGGATAATCCGTTATTGCATTGGCTGTGCGAATATAGAATTTACCAACGCCAGTATCCGTTATGTCTATAGCTTTTCCTCGTAGTGCATCGTAAGTGGATAGAGCTAACTGCACTTTAGTATTTGAGGTTGTTCTAATCACATAATATGGAATATATTCTGATAGTGGATTGTTAAATGGAGTTGGCAAAGTGACACCATTCTCAAGAGAGAATACAACCTCCGTACCATTCGGCCAATTTACATAAGCTCCATTCTGTATGTCTAATGTGTTATCAGTAATATTTGCTTGTACTTCAAACCGTAATGTATCCTCTTGCTTTATTGCACGAATTTGATAAGCCCATGAAATAAATTTCTCAGTAAAATATTGCCAATCGTTTGTTCTATTATCTATATTATCTTTATTATCAGCATCTTTATTTGAGAATATAATACCATCATCATATAGTTTATCGTTATATCCCATTAAGAAATTTACAGCATCTTGAATTCCAGATGTTTGGAATGGAAGATTTTCCGTAACTACATTTCTCCTGTCACTTTGGTATACGCGCCAAGGGTAATTGGTGATAGATCCGCTCAGAGCCTTAAAAGTCCTGTCCATTTTTCCTATGACATGTGCACCACTTCCAACCGATGTTATTGGTACATAACTTCCATTTTGGGCACCTTTTTGTGAATTGGATAATCTGAAAGAATAATCATCTACGCGAATAAAATAATATGGAGTAAATGGATCTAATGGATTTGGTAATATACCATTGGTTTCCGCAAATAACTCTGTCCCATTTGTCCATTCTTCCGGTATTGTTCTGATATTTTCCGGAATAATATATCCATCAACAATATCTGAGGATACTAATATATTATTTGATACGAATATCTTAGTTGTTTGCGATTGAACATCAAAATACGAATTCAAAACATCGTATGTCCCATTGAATTGTGTACTATCAGCAATGGTGAATTGCGAGCCGGGCTGAAAATCTCTGACCAAATTTTTGTATATTTCGAATATTTTTAAGAATTCATATGATATTGTGTCAGGTGACATAAAGGCTGAAAACCCATTTATAGAGGAAAATAAACCGGAGTCAGTTATTGAAATAGCAGACCCAATTCCAGTGTTAGCACTTTGAATTCTAATGTCACCGTAATATATACTTGCAACAGCGAACGTGGACAATTGTGAATTAATTTCTGTCAATAGACTTGTAAATGTTTGGGCTTTGTGTCCTTTTATTACCAGAGGAATATTTGTAGCACCATCCACTAATACGGATGCATGGTAATTGAAATTTGAATTTGACAGTCCTGTGTTTAATGAATTAAACACTGTTTGTGAGAAATCAATATTTTGGAATCCGACTGGAACTGCTATACTAGCAGCTAATAATTTGTATTTTCCAGCAACAAATAAATTATTACTTACATCAGCATAAAAATCAAAAGCCTGTGGTCTATAAACATCAATTGTTTCTTCTAACCCTAATGGAGAGAACTCTGTAGTCCAACCAATACCAGTATCTCTACTCTTACTATATTTTGATGGCACTGATAAGAGTTTAGCATTTAAACCAGTCATTTGTTTTTTATCAAAGGATACTGTCTTATCAATATCCAAAGAATAATCTTTATCAGTTATGTCAAAATTATAATTAAAAATTTCTAAGTTGTTAGTGTCAATCATTCCGGAGAATAGATAGGATAATTTTTGTTGCCAATTATTCCATGTATCTTTAAAAGCAGCAGCATTACCGTCTAGGGAATTATATCTATTAAAAAATACATACCATTGGTTCGTACCATCTGACTTGTATATTTCATTATCAATCAATTCGCCATGAAATACTGTTATATTGTGATTTCTAACTTTGTGCATTCTTTCATCTATCTGCAAACAATCTATAACATTGAATTTAGAATCAAAAACAGCATTAAAAAATGTAATAGGATCTAATTTATATGATATTGTCATTAAATCATAATTATGCCAGATAGAATTTTTCCATACCCACTCATAAGTACCATTTTGTCCAAATTCGTAGTCTAGATTCGGAGTGTTAACCCCATAACCAGAATTTATGTCGAATAATGTTCGTATATTAGAATTAGCAATATTACTACTATTCCAATATGGTGGTAATAATTCATCCGGTTCATAACCGTCATTTGTTGGTACATCCAACATGTTCACAGGAAGGAATAAAAACACTTCCTCTATTTCACCTATAGTTCCAGTCGCTATGGATTCATTTGGAAGTAATTTACCATTAGGGACAACACCACTTAAAATGTTTATCCACATTAACTCTTTCCAATATCTATTTACATTAACATCCGTATTGAGATACGTCTCATCCCACCAAGAAGGTTTGTCATAATATCCTTGCAGAATCCATGGTTGCTGATGTGGATACGCAGTACCGTAAACATATTGGTAAAGTGCTTGCCAAGAACCAAAAGTAGATGGATCGAACATTCCAGTTTTAGGATGCTCTGGAATAGGTGTATAATAATAATTCCAAGTAAATGAATCATGACTCTTGAATGTGTTTGCTATAGAAAATGGATATTCTATATTGAATCTTTTAGTAAATTTGATGAATTGTTGTTTATATTTTTGATCAAACAATTCTTTTTGTTGTACGATGGAAAAATCATACCTTTCAGTGTATTCATTACAATCGTTATATAATTTTGTTTCAACGTCTAACATTAATTTAGACAGAGTATCAAGCAAATCTAACTCAAACCATTCCAACGTGGATGAGGTTTTATATATCTTTCTCGTTTTTGTTTGTAGGTCAGTTCTTATTAATAATTGTCCTACTAAAGTAGGTGTAGGGAATGCTTGACTAGAACTAGTTACAGTTTGTTTAGCTGTATTAGACGGCAATCTCTGAATTATCTGCTCACGTTCTGCATTGGTAAAAATGATCTGAGATAGATGTCCAGTATGATGCACCAGACATACATCATTATTCTCATTATTAAATAAATGTGGAACCTTACTTTGGAATATTCCGAGACTAGTTGCAGAAGATATGAAATTCTTTAAACTTGTATTTAAGGAATCGCCATACAATTCGTTAAATGAATCATTGTTTTCATATACATCAATCGTATCTAAAATTATATTATTAACAAAATCAGAGTATGTTACATTTTCATCAGATAATATATGACTCACTAATATATCTCTGTATATCTCTTTAATATAATTTAAAGATGTATTATATTGCGCTGCCGCAAAATCTATTATGGCTCCGGGAGTACCGCTGTTTGTGAATATTGCCGATACTAAACTATCTAATCCACCATTATGTTCTTTTATAGTGCCGCCTAATACTTTATTAGGGTATGTTTGTAAATAATATTTACTCTTTTCACTGGAGAAATATACTATATCTTTTTGTTGTTCTGATATACAACTACTAGCATGTCTGAAAACATCCCTTAAAGATACATCTTTTCTATTCTCATGTTCTATATTATAATACCATGGGTCTATTATATTCCAAACATCCCCAACGGTCTGTGGCACAGTTAATTCGTTATCAATACCATGATGCCATACCGTATGTAATTGACCATTGCGTTTATATGCGTACAGGTTTTGATTTTCACTATTTAATTTGTTTTCAAAGAAGAAATCTTTTAACGCATAATCATATTTTATTCTTCTAAAAATATATGGATTAACCGGCATATCAGATTGTTCAGTATACTTAAATATCTCAGAGGCATACTCACTGGCTGTTCCATCATCATTGTATATCGAAAAAACTGGATATGAATTTCTCTGGAATCTCTTTTGTTCTATTTTTCGTAATCTAACTAAGTTGTATTTTTCTTTTATGTTACTATATACAAAATAATCATCTACAAGATTGTAATCTGAAGTGTTTACGAGAACATCTCTTCTACCTACATCCTCAAGGAAATATTCACCTACTTCAATTCTTATAGTGTCGGATTCTGATAAGATTACAGAATCATCAAACTTTATACCACCGACATAGTCATCATTAACCAAACCATCTATATCTGAGAAATTACCATATTGTCGTTCGCCATTAATGTATACTCGAATATCACCTTCTTGATAATCATCATATAAAACTACATTTTGAAGAATATTGTCAAACAATATCTCCGGTCCCTGCATTGGTAGTAAATATTTAATTTCTTGTGCAGATAGATAAACATTTGAAACATAATCAGAAGTTGAGAATGAATATACATAATCATCTAACATTGGATTTCTCGTCCAATTCAAGCTTGATGATTTAATTTCTTTTACACCTTTAAACCTCCATTGGTACTGGTCATATACAAATTCATGCCCTAAAGATGTATATCTTGGTGTAATTCTACCACCAATAGGAAAATCGGCAGTATCAGCTAACGCTTGTTCTAATGTTACTTTAGTTACATACCTATTGCTTATTGCTATTTTTACAAATTCTACATTTGCAATTTTATATACACCGTTATTTTCAACAAATTCTGTGAATACTAATTCAGAACCTACAGCCATACCATCTGAAAGGTTTCCATATTTTTCGTTAAAAACGATTGTATAATAACCATCGAAATAAAATTCATTACCAATTGTTAGAGAAACATCATGCAATTCGAATAAGGATGGTGATATATCTGTTGTTATGTAACTAGAGTCAGAATTCTCTCTATAATCCCATTCATGTGTTGCGATAGAAGTTTGAGACATTTCCAAACAGTCATCAAATTCTATTATAGGAATTTGTGCTCTGGTTTTATCTGTCATGTCCTTTATCTGGTCTTTGTGTACCCATAAGTTTGTTGATGACCATTCGTCAGTTTGTTTACATACATTGAAATTTAATGAATTTGTAACTGTAGTTAAAAATGAAGCATTTTTTAATACGGTGTTCCATGTGGAACCATCGTATTGTTGTAATTCATCAATAAATTGCACATAATATAAACGGTTTGTTATATTTTCTAATGGTATATTTAATATGTTACCAGATCTTGATATGTAATATTCTATATTAGATTCATCGAACATCATCTTATCTAATCTAAGTGTGGTTGAATACACAGATTCAACCTTATATTCTCCGATTTGATTGCCAGATGTTATATGAACTATATCACCTATGGAAATCCCAGATGTTATGAAATTAACAGTGTTGTCAGTTAAATTGTCAGACCCAATCGCGGTTTCACCATTTGTTCCGGAATGTAATAGCACGTCATTTGACCAAAAATAACTAACATCTTCAATTCCCCATAAATTAGGAGAGTATAAAAATTGTTCATCTGAGTGAGCCAGTATTTCGCCATTTAATAAAAATAGTAATGGAGTGGTGTTTAATACAGTGACATTAGGGTTCAATATGTGTTGCCCGGTAGTTATGACAATAGTCGATATATTGAAAACTGGGTCGAACGAACTAGATTCTACCGTTAATAATACTTCATAACTATCATAAACAGAAAAAACATAACCTTTTTTAAATAATGGTGTCACATTTCCTGATACAGTTATGCTGGTTTCATTAACATTGGCATCATACAGCATGGCATTTGCAATGCTATCAACTTCATATGATGGTACATTATCTAAAATGTTTATAGTAGTTCTTTGGCTACCGCTACTATAACTAGATGAAAATACCTTTGACAATATATGCGGACCACTATTGGAACCAATTATTACATAATCACCAGTAGAGAATTTGTTTGTATGATTGCCTTCAACGTCTATCGAATTAGTAGACGTACTGTGTATTTCATATTGTTTGGTGATTTGTAACACACTACTCAAAGCAGTCTGAAATCTTGTGGTGCTGCGGGTTAGGTTGTTTTTGATTGTTATATAATCAGGCTCGGATGTTGGAGAATTCCAAAAATAATCACGATAATTTATCAACTTATCGAAATCAATTGGTGGGTTCCAGTTAAATTGTAAAATCTTTCCCCAATCATCCAACGAATTTACATCAACGCCAGTAAGTTCTAATTTTTTCAGAAACTCTTGGAAGGACAAGAAATGCTTCACGGAACCAACCGTGTGCTGCACTATTGGCTGTAATTGATTCTCTTGACGAAATTCGTCAACCTCTTGTATATTGCCTATCGCATTGGGAGATGTATCGACATCTCCCACATTACCAATGTAACGAATTGTTTCTGGTTTAGTTAGGTACCTGTTAAACAGATTTTCATTAATAGATTCAAGTAACTTGGACTTATTAATGGTAGGTATTAAATCGTTTAAATTAGTGCGCTTCTTAGAATAATCAGAATTACTCACATATGTTCCTTAGATGTAATCCTTATTTATTCGTATTGTAAAACTACAAAACCTACATTTTATAATGTTTGCTTTAGAATTTCAGGATTTAAAGTCTCTACTATTTCAATATCATTTACGCTTATAGAAGGTTGAATGATTTCATCATCCTTACAGAATACTTGTAATAAATCACCAAATATATGCGTAGCACTGGTTGGTACCAAAACTACAGAATCCAATTCTACTGGAAGTGTGTTATGTATGTAAGAAGCTAACAAAGTGAAATTGAACGTTTGTCCGAATTCCCATTTATTAATGTCAAAGAACTTTTTAACAGCGTCCACTATAACGGTCTTTATTTGATTATTGGTCATCTTTCTATTATTCACAGAGCGAATAACTTTTATTTTTGCCTTTAAAGAATCTATAGCATGTTTCCCTATAATGACCTTTACTTTTCCGGGATGGATAATCACAGAATCGGAAATCATTTTATTCCCAAGTAAATTATTATAATCATTTCTTAATTGGAATGTATTAGGTGGTTCGGGCTTTGTTTCCAGTCTATCATTTAACCACAGACTCACAGCATTATAATAACCTCTTGTCATTATGAACATGTCAATAATATTAGACGGTGATGGGTCTATCAGATGGTATCTTGGGGTTCTGTGTAGCCATAAGAAATTGATATATTGACGACCGATTTCTCGTTTCCATAATCCAGTTTCTTCGTCTTGATCTTCCTGATACAGAGCTATATTTTCGTCTGTTGCTGGTTTCCACACCCACTCGCAATTAGTGCATTCTCTTTGGAAATATACATAGTTACCAGACGCTATTAAATATGGTAATGTTACCTCATCTGGCATACCATCCCCATCGTCGTCATTGGGTATGATTATCATGTCGTGAATACTTTCCAAACCAGAATTGACACCAACATCGATAATATCTTGACGAATAACCCTAAATGTGTAATTTCTAGTTAATGCGCAAGACGTGGTTCCGACATTCGCGCTTAAAATTACTATTTCATCATAGTTAGTCTTTAATGTGTCGTAGGTTATTACTTTTCTGTCATCGTTTGACACCCAAAATTTAGTTTCATCACTATGAACAATTAAATTCTTCGTCTTATACACTAATACCCATTCGTTATTATTTGCTGTTAAGTATATTGATGAATCTTCCTCATCATCAGGATCATTGGTAAATGACCATACATCACCAGCGACATTATAAAGAAAATAAATGGTACCGGGTTTATTGTTAATCAATATTAACAATTGATCTTCTAATGTTTGACGCTCTTCGTCTGTGAAATTCTTACGAATTCCGTTGGGAGGTACTTCATCCAATATTTGTTTTATGAAGAATTCTTCGGTATCGAATATAGGTATTATATAATTATCTATAAGGGCGTTTATGGTCTCTTCGCTTTCTCCACCTTCTTCCGGCAAATCTCCAGATGATATGACCTGTTGCTTCTCACCAGATCTAAAATATACAACTAAGTCGTCACCGAACAGTTTAACATTCTCATAGAAATTTCTTGGGTCTTGCCAATAAACGTATTTTGAATCTCCCGCAAACGTCCTATTCAATGCCTTCATTTTTAAGATAGAATTATCTTGTAATAAGAATTCGTTATAATCTTTATTATTGACCATTCTATCTTGAGTATAATAAACGGACGGCGCTATTCTTCTAATACTTTCAATATCTTCACTTGGGGCAGCATTTTGTATAGGATCTACTAATGAAAACAAAACAGTTATAGTCTGTCTTCTATTATTTTTATCCATGTAACCAAAAGATGCTGATATATTTTGTATAGCACTGACAGGAATAACATATTCAGCATTGGCTGATGATCTATACCACACTTCAAACATTCCGCTAGGTATAGCTGAAAATTTACCATCACCGAATATAACTCTAAAACGATCTCTAGCTAAAGTCTCTATTTCATATTTGTTTCTGTTTGGATTTGTGTTAAATACAATATTTTGAGAATTGGCTAGATCTACTTCTTCCCACTCACCTATTCTTGATGTACTATTCAACTCTGTTCCGACTATTATTTGTTCCGTAACAGGATCTATATTATTTACCCATATATCAGTATTATTACAATTATCAACAAGAATATCTACCGTCTGATTTGGAGTTATACCATCAAATGAAAATGTTTCTCTTTGTAATTGACCTTGTTTTGTATACATGAAAAAACCAGTGTGGTCAGAACTATCACCCAAACCATCGCTCAAATACAACATGTTAAATTTCTGGTTTTTCTCTGGTCGTTTTTCGTATGGTCCGTTTTCGTTAAGTTCGCAACTTACTAATTCAAATGGGTATGATTCACTGGAAACTGATGTTGTATATGGAATGACATTATTTGTCAGTACATCATTATTTAATGAATACAGTTCAAATAATATATCTTGAACCTGTACTCTATCTGATTGTAAGACTGAACCATATGGCTGTTCAAAAGCGGAGTTCAAAATTGCTAGAAATTTCTCTTTCCAATTCAAATCTACCGGATCATTCCAATTGATATACTTATTGGCAATATCAGTGCCTGTAGAATCAAATATTCTTTCACTGGTAGATATGGATTTAATTTTTACCAAACCTCTTCCGGGTACATTTCTAAATGCTTTGTATGACAAAAATTTAGCTAATCTTAGAATGGATTCTTTTCTGTTGGCATCAGTTATGAAATTCTCATGAGCATTTAAATCGAAACGATACGCCAATAATTCACAGATATAAGCGAAGCTTTCGATAACCATGATAAATTCTGAGCTTTCAATATAATCATTGAAATCTTCAGTATGGTATAATTTCAAATAGTCCAATAATGACTCTTTGATGGTCAGATAATCCCATGCAGCAAAATTTATTTGCTGATAAGCTTCATATACCTTTTCCCAACTCTCTGCAACGTTTACTAGACGACTCATTTATTTTTGCCTTAATTTTGGAATTCTATTTTTAGATCGAAACGATCATTAATGTTTATTTCACGATAATACAACTCTGCATATACTAAAACGATATTTTCATCAAAATCTGGTAGAACAGTTAAATTCAACAATTCAACCCTTGGATCATATCTAAAAACTGTTTCCATATCCTCGTATATTATGGTGAGATTTTCTATATCCATAGGTTCGAATGGCATATCTGGAATTCTGGACCCAAAATTTGCCATCTTGACTCTTTCACCAAACCTAGTGAATATATGATTTCTTAAATCTTCTTTCACTAATTCGACATCTTTTAATATAAAAGATTTATTTCTTTGGAAATTCTTGAAAGAGAATCCTTTATAGTAATAATCGTCAGCCATATAAATCCATTGTTTGAAATATATTTATCTTCTCCACAATGGTCCTCTATCGATGTCTTCATCACCTTCTACTCTACCAATTGGTTGTAACCCAGCAGGACTAGTTTCATTATCATATTGATCAAAATGATGTACGTTTTTCTTATATTCTTGATTCTTTGAATTAGGAGGAGGATTTGTATCACCTTTCATCACACGGGGCCACGGTTCATGCATTGGGACTCTGTTTGTCCATAATGCCTGTTTGGCTTCTGATAAGCATGCTGGTGTGGCATACGGTGGCGCATATTCTTCTCTTACCGCTCCCATGGTAAATGATCTAAATCCATTTACAACATTAAAATTGACTTGAGGCATCATTATAATATATCTCCTAAATCTGGTAGTGAAAGACATCCTATCAAATCGTGGTTATCATAATAAAATATACTTTGTGATACACTTTTGAAGAATGGTATGTCAACATTAGGCGGATCGCATATTGTTGCAATAATATCATCAAACATATCCAACAAACCTGCCAATGGTTTAAAAAAAGCTGCTATATCTCCACCCAAAGCATCCAATGCGGCTAACCAACCAGTTGGGATCGCCGGTAAAGAAATAGATCCACCCAATGCAGATAATGCAGCCGAAATCGCCGGGAACGCTGCCTCCAATACCGCACCAATACCATCTGCAAAACCGACCAATTCTGTGATCTTTCCAACAATACTCTTAACGGATGTTCCTATAATAGTATCATCTATTTTAAATTCTAAATCGTCAACCGCTTTCATAATCATTTTTTGTGATTTTATTATTAGAGCCGTTTTTGCGGATTCTAAACAATTATCTATGAAATCTTCGGCCATTGAGCGAATAGTCTGCCCGACACAACCTGTAACATCTGAGCTTATCCCAAGGGGTGCGGAAAAAGCTGAAGTGAATTTGGATGATGGTGAATATGACATTGGACCACCACCTCCACAAACATTTGCTATAGCCTGTCTTGCTAGATCTTCATAATTCCTATAAATTCCTTCTCTATATACAGTCCACGCGCCAAAATCTGCCCCCTGACCCTGTGCATTATTTGCTGATAAATTACTTATTAGTGCTGCCACATTAGCATTTTGTTGGGCATTATAAAGACTGCCATCATTAACGCGCAGATGATCTCCGCGATATGTACTATTATTTGGATTCTGATTTAAAGTTCTAACCTGCCATAACCCCTGAGAAGACCCCCACACACCATCACCAGAAGCGTCTGCCCCATTTCTAGCATTTGGGTTATATGATGATTCGCCACCAGCTATAGCCACTGCTGTCAATAGATCATTGCCCCTAAATCCAGCGTTATGGGCTGCTGCCGCTGCTAAATCTGCGCCAGTTAACCCTGTTAAATCAATTTGACCGACCCCTTCACACAACAAATCATCATCTTCTAATGTTGGTCTATCTTGTATGTTAGTATTTCCTACTTCAAAATCTGTATCTTCTTCTGATCTCCCCCTAATTTTTTCTTTTGTCGCCATGAATATACCTTTATTAGATATACCTTGCTGTGATCGTGGAGTTTTTATAAATACACCACCACTAGATGAAGTATTACTACCCATGCTTTCTACTGTTATATCTTCTGCGATACTTTTTATATTAAAATTACGTTGTGATCCTATGTCCATCTGTCCGCCGAACGCGAATGATTCAAAATCTCCATCAGCAGCATAAGCTTGATTACCCAATGCATATCTTTTTACACTACCATTAACTATTTCATTAATATCAGCAGATATGCTTAAAAAATATGAACCATAATTCGTTATAGTATGAATGTCGTTTTGTACATGTAAATAATATGAATCTCCTATAGATTCACATTTTTTTCCACCAATCTCAAAAAGAGAATCTTCATATGAGTACCATCTCATGTTTTTATTTGTTATTAGATGAAAATCATCTTCGGCTTGTATTCTTATTTCACCATCATTTGGCACTGCTTCCAGATCTTCTTGTGATATATTATTACCAGCATACATGTGTATACCTTTCTTAGCATGAACTCTAAAAGTCTCGTCAGTGGTAAAATTAATATCCTGTTTAGCATGCATTGATATTCTTTTATCTGAATATACATCAATATTCCCGCTAGAATCTAACTCTACCCATGATTTGCCTTTGTTAGTCATAATATAAATACGTTCATTAGTATCATCCATTATGATTTGATGACCGGTAGCAGACCTTAATTTAATTCTAGAATTAAATGCTCTATCATCCATTGACCATGCATGAAAACCCGGTGTAGAAAATCCATAAGCTCTTGAGGATAAGAACGCGCCAGTGCCTTTGAACCCTGTCCAATCATATCCATGTGCGCCTAGTATAGGCTTCACCCAATCATCTTGTTCCGCATCTGAAATTTTATCATACTGTTGGTCAAGGTATTTGTCTTTTGTATCATTGGGAACTTCACCTACATCCTCTCGTACCGCTGTAGCCTGATAGTCCGCGACTCTGGTTTTCCATTCTCTAGATGTTCTATCATCTTGGAAAGCTTTACCCAGATTGGTGTATGCTGGTTCTATAGGTTCGCCATCGGAAGTTAATGGTCCGTTAGGAATACCGCCCTCTCCCCATTTGTATCTACCATGAAACAAAGTGTGTGTTTCTTGATGTTCTGGTAATGATCCAAAATAAAATCTACGCTTAGGGTCACCGTCTAAACAACCCACTACAACATGCGCGCCTTGCTCTGGCACTGCCCAGAAACCATATTGGACTGCGCCTGTAGATTTCTCTGGACCATCCTTTACGCCTCTGGTGAAGCATTTATTCTTAATTGATCCGCCAAACGCACTAGCATAGGCACACCATGGGAGATGTAACAATTTCTTTGGATTGTCTCCATATGCTGGGCAAAATACTTGGACCCTACCCATTTGTAATGGATCATCTGTATTAAGGACGATACCAACAGATGGATATAATAAAAATTTTGCATAGTTTTCACCGGCGTTATCCACGCCTTGCAATTTCCAAAATTCATCATAAAATAATGATAAATCATGATTGAGTTCTGCTTTCATATAATATCATCTGCCCTTGCTAAATTAATAATCTGATAAAAATCTGATCCCTGAATGACACTTGTGATTGTTGTAGCATGATAATGTTTCTGGTGATAAAAATACTCTTGATCTCCGGGAACATCCTGCTGGCCTAGTAATCCACCCTCCCTTGTCAATTTTATATTAACTTTCATATAAATTGGATATCTCTCTGGAAATTTGTATAATAGTGGTAGATCTGGATCGCTATTTTTAACTTTCCACGGGTTTCTACATAAATCTGAATATAATTCAAAATTTCCACGTATCCTCATCATATTTCTTGAAGTTTGTGCACGCTTCAACGTATGAAAAGACATATCTATCTTTGCTGCGTCTTCTGCACTTTCTAACCCATAATTTTTAGGAGAAGATAACCCACGTACTCCAGAAAATTGTGACCAAAAATATTTTTTGTCAGGTATTCTCTCAAACGTCATCTGCTCTCTAGAACCATAATTAACTTCCGCTTCATCTTCTTCGACTTGTTCTTCCATAACTGCCCAGCCGTGGTCTGATATAGATGAAACCTGAAAGTTTGTTATATCTAAATCATCTTTATTCTCATATCCCATTCCCTCAAGACTGAAATTAAATTCCAATGGTTGTCCAACAGCGCTCTTTCCCGGACCTGTATCCGTCTCTAAACCATTTTTTGCTATTTCCGCACCGTTTATGTTTATGAAACAATCATATTTACCACCACAGCGGCGCACTATACAGAGGTTTGTTTTCCATGTTCCCCCATCTGCGGAAACCAATCCCATTCTCTTTGAATATCTCATAAGATAATCTACTGCTGATATTATATTCAGCCCCGGAGGCAATGTTATTGATCTGATACCCGGCTTATCTTGTCCCTGTTCAGGCTGTTCAAATGGCATATTTCTATTATCCACCGGACCATCGGCAGCATCACCAACTGCTATTATATAATCTAACGGTAATTCTTCGCCTTTTTTCTGGACAGGTTCATCTATCTTTTTGACATAATCATCTCTTACATTTGTTAACCATTCTTGTAATTGTCGCTTGTGTGCGAACCTTTGTTCTTTTAGTTCTAATTCCAATGCCTCAAAGATATCCTTCAGAGTTTTCATTGGTTTACTTTTTTCCAATCTTTTATCTCTTGCTTCGGCTTTGGCAGCATCCTCTGCCGCTCTAGTTAATATTCCACAATTTGGTGCTTCTGGTTTTGGAATCTCTTTATGTAAAGCGCCATCTTTATGTGTTATAGTTAACTGATGAATGCCAGAAAAGTTAGTCAATTGACCGAATGTATTATATGTAGCCATAAAATTCATACCATATATGTGTGATTTTGTATTGGCTATATTATAAAAATTATCAGCAGCGTGGAACATTAATGGTTTTGCAAAATGATAGTCCTCTCCACCGTCTACGCGAGTTCCTATAAAACAAGTTCTCAACCACCACGTAATATGTGTCGCACACATGTCTAATTGTGAAGTAACGTTTTTTATGAATGTGGGAAACTCGTAATTTATTTGCGAGGCTATTTGAATATTACCCAACATTGAAGTACTTGAAATTTCTATCGGGCTATAATAAGAAAACGTCCATGATACATGGTTAATAAAATATCGTTGGTCTACTAATTCATTAACAATGACGATAGCTTTTCCACCTTGACAATGCGTCTTCGGTAATTCTGATCCGGGACCACCAATACCCATGGTTGGTACTTTGGTTTTACACGCATCCTCGGTGTATTTCCACGCTAATAACAAATGTTTTGTATTAAGCGTTTCATATTGATCAAATATATTTTTAGGGTTCGACATTTATATTTCTCGACGCATTACTCATGATGTCTATATTTACTCTAAGTTTACTGGGCACTATCAAACTAACTCCAGTAATAAACTCTTCTTCAATATCTACGATATTATTATATTGTAATATTACCCAATCATAATCTGAACGATTATACATATCAAAAGCCAATAAGTCTGGACGTTTTTCATATGTCTTAGATAATTTGGGAATAAAAATATCATCATTTTGTGTATCTGTCAAATCAAATCTTTCCCACCATCCCAATCTATTCGTAAATTCATCGGTATTTCCACCCTGAGCATACCTACAATATCTTTTCCTTAATGAATTTTTATTTTGATATTGACGAAACTGTGTCTTTTTTACCACCACATCAATTCTCCTCTTCTAAATTGATCATAATTAAAGGAATTCATATCCCAGTATGTTCGCATTTCCTTGAGAGAAATAGTCATTGGAAGGATAATCGGAATATCAGATCCATTATTACATTTAATATAATCGGATTCAGAATTCCAGTCAAAAGTTAAGCTTGTTATTACGACTGGAATTCCTCTGAAGGTCTTTCCATATCCAAATAGATTTAATACAGATGGCGCATTTGTATCTAAGCCAGTATTCATAACATTTATACCAGATGCCGGTTGAATGCCATTTTTTGGCATTCTCCATCCGCGTAATGTGTTAATTGCCCTCCATGTATTCTCAGCCTCTATCCTAGTTCTAGAGATAAACTTATGATTTATATTAAATACTCTAGCAGGAGAACCAAGATATACGGAGTGAGAACCAGCCGCTCTAATGTCGGAAATATCAATATAATTAACAGTCCCCTGTTCACTAACTTCTGGAGTGGAGTGAAAAGTAACCATTCTCTTTTCAAAGATATCATCATCTACATTTTCTGTGTCAGATGTACCAGATGATGTTTGATTGGGTGAGTTTCTTTCTGCTGTACTCAATGTTTGCGGCGCGGCTCTCATATCATTGATTCGTGCAGCCGCAGCTTCATTAGCTGCGAAGGTTTTGACTTTTAATACTATCTTATGTTCAAACATTTTCCAACTCTCAAATATACTAATTATTTAGCCGTTACGAAAAACACATATTTTACACCACATAAATAGAATCGAAATAACAGAGTATGAGTTATATATGAATAAAGAAGATTTTGAAAAAGCCTTTGCTACTAATGTTGCGCCTACCAATACAAAAGAGATTCAACAAAAATTAGAAGAAGCTACTCCTGTGGCTAAAGTTGGTGTAACCGATATTATCAGTAATAAAATATCATCACCCGCTGAAAATCCATTGCTACAAAAATTACATAGAATTCCCGGTGAGACATTTCGTCTTCCTACAAGAGGTGTTTTTTATAAAAATGGTGAGATAGATGAAAGTGTAGTCAATGGGGAAGTTGTGGTGTATCCAATGACTGGACACGAAGAGCTTATAATGAAATCACCGGACATGGTGTTCCAAGGAACAGCAATCGACCGTGTGATCAAAAGATGTGTCCCCGGAGTTTTAAAACCATTGGATATGTCATCTAACGATATTGAATTCCTTTTGGCATGTATCAGAAAAGTTACACACGGTGAATTTATCAAAGTATTTTACAAGTGTGACGATGATTCTTTAGAAACCCCAATGGATCAAAGAGTAGAACGAGAATATGATATATCTTTATTGTCATTTATCGGTAGTGTGAAAGAAATAAGCAAGGATGATTTTGGAAATTTGGCCTTCGTATTAGGTGATATTTTTGATGTCACTATTAAACCAGTAACAATGCGAAGTCTGATTGAGGTTAAACAGAATTTAATTCCTAAATTTGATGATGTTCTAGAGGCTACTCATGCAACGCAATTGAAAATATTCTCAGCGATGATCGCATCAGTAGATGGTATCACCGATGAAGATATGATTTTAGGGTGGTTAGAAGCTCTTCCAGTAGCATTGCGGGATGAATTATTAGAGAAAATTCAAGTATTACATAATTGGGGTATTGCATTCGATTGTAAATTTGTTTGTAAGGATTGTAACAAGGTTGTGAATAAACCTACAGCAATAAATCCAATAAATTTTTTTTTGACACCTTACGGTCAAACGATCCAGTAAAAATATCCACTTTATATAAAGAAATGGAGATGCATGCAAATTCTGTTATAGATGCATGCATTGAAATATCATTTTATATGAGAGGTGGGGTGCAATATGAAGATGCTTTTAATTTAACACCAGCAGAAAGGTCAAGAATGGTTGGATTTATTTCTAAACGTATAGACAACGAACTCAAGAAACCGTTCAAGGTGCCGATATACTAATGCATACTATTACTATAGACCCATCTATTAATTGCACTGCAATGGTCATAGATGATAAAAAATTTATCATCACTCATGATTCTTACGCTCTCACTAAGAATGGATATAATAAATGGTTCACCATCTGTGAACCATATTTAAATTATCACATTATGAATGACTTGAAACTGGATGATGATTATTCCAAATCAGAAATCCAAAAAATAAAAAGATATAATAATATATCCGCATTCATTTTTAACACAATCTCTAAGGAATGTACGAATGATATTAATATCTTTATAGAAGGGTATAGCTATTCATCTAACGCTGGTCCTTTGATAGACTTAGTGACTCTGAGTACAACAATCCGACTAAAGTGTTTAGCACTTACAGACAATGTAACGATCATATCGCCAAAAACTCTGAAGTCATTAACGGCAAAATGGGCTTACAAACCTATTCAAGTCAAAAAGAAAATAGAATACCGTAATAATGATGGTGTAGCTGGTGGTAAATTTACTAAAACAGAAATGTGTAAAGCTATCATAGAATCTGATATCTCGTGTACATGGTCATCATTCCTTAGAGATAATTCTGAATCAATCTTAAAGAACAAAAATATACCAAAACCAATAGAAGATATAAATGACGCAAAAATTATGTTTGAAATCTTTAAGGATAAATAATGTTTATACATTTTGGAAATATAAACAATGATAACTAATTTTTATCTAATTGAATCGAAAATCACGGGTGGTGATCATTTCGAGAAAGTTATGGCACCTGCGATAACTAAAGAAATTATGGCCAAAATATTGCAAAATGGCTACATACCTCCTACACAGGAATGGATATCAGGGCAATTAGTCTCTGGTAGAACAGCTATGAACAATAGAGTTCTAATTAGAAAATTATATCAATTGGATTCCATGTCCAGCGAACAAGAAAAAGCGGCTTTCCGTCAACATTTCCCACAACATCAAGAAAAAACGGCCAGAAACATGAAGGCCATATTTGATACACTTGCAAAATATCGTTTAGTAGATCCAATTCTTGACTCTACAGGTAATGCGATGGACTACGAATTTCCTGACAATACTAAAGCAGAATCTGTCAGAAGGGATAAAATAAGTAAGTTACGAGGACAAATAAAACCAATATTAGATCAATTCTATAAAAGCCCACTTCAGAAAATGAAAGAAACCCTTTCCGCTGAAGAATACGAGGCAGGTAAAGCCTATGTAGCAAAACTGCCTGAAAATTTACAAAAAGCTTTTTCAGTATTTACACAAATGGATGCACCAGAATTAGCTTTCTTAAAGCATTTAATAAAAGTTAGGGAAGATGCTAAGAAAGATGGATATACTAACACCGTAATGGATAAGCTGGATAACAAAAAAACTACAGCTAGCTATTTAAATGCATTGGGTGTAATTAGCGAGACTGGTGTACTTAATAAAAAATTGACAGATGATATAATGACATTACTAAGTGATAAAAACTTTGTTTTTAGTGCACGCAATCTGGCAATTGAATTCTACCAAACTCTAAAAAGACTTTCATCGGATAGTCAATATCAACAAAATGCGCTTTCGAAGCGTTTAGCGGGTTCTACGACATCATTAGATGCTTCAGCCTTTGTGGATAATATGTCATCAAAACAAAAATCAGATTTACTTAAACTGTTTCTAAATGTCAATAGTTTAACCAAAGTGTTGGTCAGTCCCAGTTCATTGGAATCTTTCAAATCAAATGGCTTATTAGACAAGAATGGTAAATTTACCGACAAGGGTCAGGCTGTTGCAGGTATCATAAAAAATGGTGGAGACGGAAAAGGTGGGGGATCATTAGGCAACAATAATAAAGCAGTTGATGCTATAAAGGGTAGACCAGTCGATAGGATTATGCCAAACTCACCCCCCATCAGAGACGATGACGCATATGATAAAATTCAAGATAGAAAGCAAATTAGGAATGCGAACATATCTGATTTGGGATCTAAAGTAGCTAATCAACCAAACCAAATTGGAGATAGAGCTGATAGCACCACTACACAAAAAACAAGAGATACTAAAGACGGATTTATGAAGTGGCGTGAAGAATTGTTGAAAAGACGATCACAAGAATAACAACTGAGTTGACAAACCATATATAGTACTGTAAGATTTAAAAAAATTGGTAATATTGACAGGGTTGCACTGAGGCATTAAAACCGCCAACGTCGGAAAACCAGTGACAGATAAGGTTTAAATCTGTTACACCAAAATGGTTAAAGATCCTTTCGAATGACTTTGATATGTAATAGCTTTTCGATATTAAGCGTTGTATTAAAGAATATGATTCGATGAAACAATTAGAAGTTAACCTGACTTCTAATTCCATGAGTGATGCATGGCAACCGTCAATGGCAAGGATATAATGGCCGGGTTTTGGAGAGTGACATAGTGTATTTAACCCTCTGATTCAAGCAAAATAATAAGGTTTGAATTAGTTAATAAATGGGGAGGGGGGACTGCTCTTTAGACTATAAGCTCTTGACTATAAATTAACAGATAAAAAGATAAAAAATTAGAAATGCGAATGCATTTCTAACTACGTGCGTAGCACGTAGTACTAATAAATTAAACCATAAGCTTTTATATTATAATCTTTTTAACTATATGCAAAAAAATTTTTGGCTTTTCTGGAAATAAATAATTTTCCACCCATCCGTAATGAACACATGCGAACGTTCGCGAACACAGATGGACGTACAAAGACACATGTGCTACAATGTCATGTCATTAAATAAACAAATGGATACCCATGAGCATTCTCAATTTCTGGCCATTCAAGAAATCACCTCCACGTAAAACACAAGTGGAAGTACTGAAATGGATTGAGTCACTACCAGCAGACAAAAAATATATCATATGTGAAATACCAGTAGGTGGTGGTAAGTCACCAATTGCATTAAATGTTAGTGCATGGATGGATAATGTTAATTCAACTAATACTTCAATTACTGGGAACAATCCATCAGTTGGTAATTCATTTATTTTAACACCTCAAAAAATATTACAAAAGCAATATGAGGATTCATTTCCTGATATGGCTTATTCGTTCTATGGGAAATCCAATTATCAATGTTCTATGAAAGGAACCAATTGTGAGATAGGTAATTTAGTTAAACCAGTGTGCAAGCCTTGTTGTCACAAGGCTGCATACGAGGAAGCTCTCGCTTCTCGTAATTTAGTAATGAATTATACACTTGCTATCACATATAAATTAACACCTGCTGATCTAATGAAGAAAAGAAAGCTTATGGTGTTTGATGAATGCCATAATATCGAGAAACAACTAATTGACTTATTTGGTGTATACATTTCACAGAAGTCATGCGCTAGATATGTCTGTAATTACAGAAAACCTAAAAATTTATTAGATGCACATAATTTCATTGCGACTGAATACACAAACGCTATTGTGTCTTTTATTGCGAATCAACAGATAGCAGTTGATGAAATTTTACATAAGATGTCAGCAGGTAAAAATCCATCTAAAACAGAAATGATGTTGATTGATGAATTAGAAAAAGCGAAGAAACATTTGATGATGGTTAATTTATTAATGGATAAGCCAAAGGACGAGTTCGTTGCTGAACATGTGTTAATTGAACATCCTGAGTCATTTGAGATCAAAGAGCTATATGCAAGAAACATTTTTAGCTCCTTCTTCGATGACACAGCACATCGCTTTTTGTTTATGTCGTCTACAATTTTGGACAAGGACGAGTTCTGTTCAGATCTAGGTATAGATCCATCACAAACCGCATTTATTTCAATGCCATCCGAGTTCGATGTAGACAACAGATTAGTTATTTTTAACCCAGTTGCTAAAATGACATATGGATGGGATAGCAAGGAACGAGAACCAGATAGAAAGGCCATGATTAAAGCCCTTAAAACAATTTGTAAGGACTTGCACGCCTCTGACAATGGCGTGGTACATACTGGCTCTTATCAGGTCTCAAATTGGCTTGTACGCGAATTACAGGGACATATACCACATCGCATTTACCATCATAACAGCGATGCAGAAGAAGCACGTGGGCAAGTCATTGAAAATTTCATGACAGATGACCACAAAGGACCAAAGATATTAATTAGTCCATCAGTGACCGAGGGACTAGATCTAAAAGATGATTTAGGTCGATTTAGTGTTATAGCAAAAACGCCATATCCATATCTAGGTGATGCATGGGTCAAGAGGCGATCAGAAATAAGCCAGAAGTGGTACATGTTACAAGCTATGAAATCAATCATTCAGGCATCTGGACGAGTTGTCAGAAATAAGGAAGATTGGGGTACTACTTACATTTTGGATGAATCATTCGCTTCTTTGTATAGTAGAATGAAAAGATACATACCAAAATGGTGGGATGACGCTTTCGAAAGGATGTAACAAAAAGGGCCGCATTTGCGGCCCTTTTTCTATATAATGTTTGAAAATCCGTTTTTATATTCTATACACAACTTATTATCAAACATACTTGCAGCTTCATCTCTATGAGAAATGATGAACAACGCTAGTTTCTGTTCTGTAGCTACTTCTTTAATAAATTTAACAGCTAATTGAACGCCAGTGTTACTAAGACCAGTATCAAGACATTCATCCAACATGCAGAAGTTCACCGGTCCATGGCGATATTGTAATACATCTCTGAAAGCAAATGAGAGCGCAAGATTTATTCTTGCGCGTTGACCAGACGATAATTGGTTGAAATCCATCTCTGTATCAAACTGTTTGATCTGTGTCGTCATGTTTTCCAAGAATGTTACTTTATGTGGTAAACCCATTTTCTGTAAATATATTTTCAATCTCGTATTAAGTAATGGTAGGTTCTTCTGAAGCAGGCTCTTACGGACAAATGAATCTTTCTTGGTTAGTAATTTAATCAAGAAATCTTGATGTTTCATTAATCTATCCATTTCATCTAACACAGCATCTTTAACTTCTGGCATTTCTGTGGAAGTTATATTCAATATACTTTCAATATGGGGATTTTGTTCTTTCTGTAGTTCCTCATATCTACGTTCATAATGTTTTAATGATGCCTTCAATTCCGAAAGTTCATATTGGTTTTTTATGATTAGTCGATTTTGTATATTTTGTATACTTTCTTTATTTTCGATAATGAATTCTTCATTTTGCGTTAGAGCTTCAGGCTCAAGAAATAGCTCATCTTCTACTTGATGTGGGTTAGTCTGAGATTTTAACGTCTCAATTTCTTTTTCCACCATGACACTAGACTGCCTCATAGCAGATAGTTCAATTATAGAATATTGTTTACCTTGTGTAAGTTCATTTATTCTGTTGTCATATTGCGCAATAATGCTAACGTCTTCCGATATTGTTGCATCCATCTCTTGAATTTTTGTTAATAATTCCGCCTGTTCTGCAACTAATTTGTCGTGTGAACACTTAGCATCGGCATAATCTTGTTTACAATAAGGACATTTGCTTTCGGATAAGCTATTGATTTCATTAGAAATATTATTATTTTTCTTTTTTAAATCGGATAAAATAACAGTATTTCTGGATACACCACTTTCTATAATTTTCTTTTCTGCACGTAGTTCTTGCAATTCTTCGGCGACTGCCAACAAAACATCATAGTCAAGAGAATTTATTTTTAAAAGTTCCTGTTCCTTGTTCTTTATCTTTTGCGACTGTTCAGATTCCCAATTTCTGGCCTTACTCCTAGTGAGTTCCATATTGTGCAACTTTTGTTTTATTTTTTCGTTTTGAGAACTCAAGTCCCTATTTCCATCTTCCAGACTTTGAATATGAATGAAAGCCTGTTCATGCATTCTGAAATCAATATCTTTCATCTTATACAATTGAGTCTCCACTTCAGACATCGTAGAAGCGTGTCTAACAGTCCACTCTGTTGAAAGTTTATTTAATTGTGTAAGTTGTTCAGCCTTTCTTTGAATTTCCGCCTTTATAGCTACATTAACGGCAGACTCTTTCTCAAACAATTGTTTTGTTGATTTATAGTTTTCTCTGATCTGGTCAGCTTTGTCTGATACTTCAGAATAACCAAACAACTCTTCTAAAAATTCTATTTGTTCTGGTGAGGTTAATGATAGAAATGGTTTACTAGTAGCGGAGAACACCACTATTCTAGAAAATATTTCAAATGATTTTCCGATAATTTTTACTATGAGTTTGTTAGCATTACTAGTGCTATCTGGAGTTATTTGCTCAGAGAACTCCCATTTATCATTACCATTCCTGAAAATCTTGATACCATCACCACCTAATGCTTTATTTTTTCTAAATCGTTGAATTTTATATTTCACATTATCAACAGAAAAGAAAAGAGTTACCAAAAGGTCTTTCTTGTTGATATTGTTAATTAACTTGTCAACATTGCACTTGAATAAAACATCATCATATAGTGCAAAACAAATAGCATTTAGGATGGAACTCTTACCAGCACCATTGGAATCTGAACCATCAGAAGATGCTACGTAATTTTTACCCAGAATTAAAATAGGTTTGTCCGACTGTAATTTTACAGTTGTTGTATTATTACCATATGATAAGAAATTTGATATTTCTATATGTGAAAATTCTATCTTCATACTCTACCTTCATATATTTTTACTAATAGATCGTTATCTATATTGTTATTATTGATTTGTGTTAACATGGATTTAACTAACTCTGATGTGGATTCTGTGTTTAGAGTCTCTTCGTTTATTACTGTTTCCTCAAGAGATTCTCGCAGTTCTTCAGTTTCTTCTTCAAAGAATAATTCTTTCAGATTGAATTCTGTGGTTAATATATTTTTCAGTTCAATACTTTCAGAATATGTTATGTCAATATCCACTATACATTTTACTCTAGCACCTTGCTTAAGAACATCATTATTTTCGTCCATAATGTCCGATAGTTTACATTTGATATAAGTGGGTGCATTTGGCCATGCTTTATAGTTTATTGTATCTTTCTCAAAATCATAGACCATCATACCTCTATCATTATCATTAGCGTCAGAATAATCCATAGGGAATGTATTACCAATATAATGTATATTATCTTTGTGCTGGCGCTTATGAAAATGACCGGAGAATACTCGTTTTTGTTTCTTGAAGAAATCTTTATGATTTGGACCATGTTTCATGGTAATTGTTTCACCAGTAACAATGAAACCGTTTAATTCAAGATGTGAGAATATTATTGGAACATCATGATATTTAAGTAGTTCTGTATATTCTTCATGGAATAAATATGGACAAAATAGAGCGGAACCAACAATCTCTTTTATGATTGTTGGTTCGTTTATTATATTAATGTTTGTCAATGCTTCGAATGGTCTGGTTGTGAATATGCTTCTATCGTACTTTTTTCCTAAATCATGATTGCCAAGAATCATATATACGGGAATTCCAACAGAGTTTAATTTTTTCATTGCATTGTAAGAATAGTCTAAAGTGAAACTATTAATAGATGCACGATGTTCATGCCAATCACCCAAGAAACCAATGTGATCTATTGTTGTATCTGATTCAACTTGACTTATGAACCAGTCTATAAAACCATCACAATCTTTATTATGATCTTCACTGTTATTACGTCTCCCCCAGTGAAGATCAGTAAAATAGGCACCTTTTTTTAACATAATTAATCCTTTTCTTCTATTATTTCTAATTCTACAGCCTCAGAATCTTTCGGTTCTGCGACTTCGATTGTTTCAATTGTACCAGATTCTTCACTATCTACATAGTCTGGATTGATGAATAGGGTCATATCAGATTCAGTATCAGAACAGTCTTCGAAACCTTCTATAAAATTATCTTTACTGACTTTTTCCATCTCAAGTAGTTGCATGATTGATGGATCTAAACCTAAATCTTTCTTTAATGCTATTTTTGTATCTTGTTGTTTTTTCTCACTGTTACCAAATTGATAAAATGCGTGTCTCAGAATTTGAGTGAAATATGCGAATGGATTGTTTGATTTTTCTGGATTAAATGATCGCCAGACTTTTACTACTGTCATTATCGCAAATGCTTTCATATCCTCTTCATGTGAATATATGTTTGAATATTGTGGATGTTTAGCATACCTTTTACATAATTCTATAACCATTTTCCCCAATTCTTCCGTCATTCTGTCTTGTTTATGGCTTAATTCAATTTCTCTCAACAGATCAGAATTGTTTATATATTTCTTTGGTTTCTTTTTCTTTACTTCTTTTTCCATATTTTAAGATATCCTTTTATGGTCCTCAACAATAATAACATCAATTTAAAAGAATATCAATAGGATAAATAATTTCATTAATTGAAGAATAATATGGCAGAGTTTACCCCACAACAAATAAACAAGATAATGGAATTTGCTACTCTTACTTTACAGCGACAAAAATTTGCCCCCGAGAAAGGTGAGTTAGGTGAGACGGGTATGAAATCTTTATCTGAATTTGAAAATCATATAAAGGATATGAATGATGTAACTGGTAGATTATACAGAGGTTTTAAAGATTTGTTGAAAATGCCAAGGTCGGTAGAGGAAGCATTTAATGATATAGAAAAAATCATACATAATTCTACTAGTAAATATGCCGATGACATTAACAAACTTAGTAAGGCTAGCTTGGCCGCTATACGAACTCATGGTGCAAATAGCGATGCTATAAAAAATCAAACAAAAGGTGTGTTAACAAGTATACACGCATTAAAAGATTTTAGAGAAAACGCCATAACATTAAATAAGTTGTTGGAAGAAAAAAGTAAATTATCTACCAGAAAAGGAGAATTAGATGTAAGGGGTTCAGCGGCAACTACATCAGAGAAAAAAGAATTAGTAGAAATTGAGAAAGCGTTAACAGCGATTACTGAAGCATACAAAGCCCAAAAAACACAAATCTCCGAAGAATTAGATAATGTATCAAAAGGTATCGCTATGATGCCAGATGGCATGCGTCAAGCTATGATAGATGTAGGATTTGCCGAAGCTGTAATGCAGATGAAAATCGATTTAGGACAGAAAAACGCAAAATTAAGTAATGAACAAATTGAAATGGCCGGAAAACAATTAAATGTGTTACAACAATTGTCACAAACGATGAGTGTCACATTCAGTCAAATTAAGGAATATGTAAAAGAAGTCCAATCACAAGGAAAGGCCATGGCGTTAGCCGCAGGCGCAATGGCCATTGCGACGGGTAAAAACATTAATGATGCTGTATTATCTCGGCTAGGGGCCAATTTGGCGGAAAATAATTTCATTACCGCATCTAGAATGGGTTTGTCTCCTAGCGAGTTAAACAGTGTAGCAAAGACTAACGCATCCGAATTGGGAATGTTTTCTGGAACATATAATCCGGGGGATGCGTTTGATGATTCCGCCTTGATGGTTCAGTTGCAAGATACTGCAAGAAAAATGGGCTTGGTAGGTGTTGAAGGCACAAAAATGGTGCTGGAAACTTTCAATTTCCAGAGACGCAGTGGATCTTATGATAAGAATCAAACTCCACAACAGCGTATCCAAAGTGCAGACAGTTTCTTGAAAGCAATGAAATCTGGAGCGTATGAATTACAAATGCCTTTGGAGGAATATACAGCAGAAATTAAGGGATTGTTGGAATCTGGGTATCTAAACCCGTTTATAGACACTTTATCCAAAAATCTCACTGGAGATGAGCGGGATGCCGCTATTTTAGAACATACAAAAGTTGTAAAAGGTAATATAAGACAGTTAGGATATAATAATGATTATTTGAAAAAAACTTTGGATATGCAGCGTTCAGCCACAGCGACAGGATTAGAAAAAATGATCCGCGATCAAATTGGTGTGGAGATGGGTTCGGCTGCGCTGGATCAATATCTTCCCGGTGGTTTATCAGCAAGGGATAAAGAAATAATCAACGTTGTCCAGAAAGGAAATTTGAAAGGTTTGTCAACTACCGATCAAGAAAGGTATCAAGAAATTCTTGCCGGTGTAAAGAAAAAAAGTCTTGGTATTGTTGGTAATATGAAAGTTGATGGGACTCCACAAGAGAAAGCAAAAGCCAATGCCGCATATACGGAAATGGCGACATTTAACATGCTAAAAGACATCATACAAATCGATGCATTAAGCGAAGATGCAATGTTTACACAATATAACGCTAAAATAGCAGCAGATACAAATAAAAAAAACACTGATGCTGATGGTTCTTCACCAGTACGAAGTAAATCAGAGCAAGCATTAGAAGACATTATTGCACCGTTAAATAAGTTTGAAACAACTTTACTGGATGTAGAACAAAAGATACGTGGTGCATTTTCCAGTCCAATCGGCGCACCAATCGGTACCGCATTAGGATGGGCTGGTACACAAATAGCAACCACCGCAGGCACTTTATGGGCAGCAAACAAAATGGGTTTGATGGCACCCGCAGCACCAGCCGCTGCCGGTGGAGGTGGTAAAATGGCCAAAGCTATGTCCATGGCAAAAGGTGGCGGTAAGTTGGCAATACTTGGTGGTTTAGCATACGGAGTATATAGTTTATTATCTTCTGATGGTGGTGGCTCTGGTGGTGCCGGTGGGGCAGGATCACTTGGGCCAAATGGAGAGATTTCCAACGCTACATTTTCTATTCAAAGTGCGATATTGAACATTGGTAATGGAACACAAACCATAGGAACCGGCGCAGAATTACCAGTCGCGGCAGTTCCAACCGCTGCTGCTGTGGCAGCAGCAGGGAACTTCTCAGATAAAGCGATATTAGGAACTGGTGCAGCGGCTCTCGGGTCCAGCCTTTTACCAACAGTAGCAGGTAAAGGATTGTTTGGTGCATTGGCAAAAAAATTACCCGGACCACTTGGCGGTTTGTTTACTGGTATGTATACATACAACGAATTAGGGGAAGACTCTTCGGTTGGTAGGGCAGAAAGAACTGGTGGTGCCATCGGCTCCGCATTGGGTTCTGCTGGTGGTTGGTGGGCCGGTGCCACCGCTGGAGCAGCGCTCGGCACCGCTATGGGTGGAACTACACTCAACCCGGTAGTAGCTGGGGCATTGGGTGTAGCCGGAGGACTTGCCGGAGCATATTTTGGGGAAGCAGCGGTTCAAGAAGTTGGCGAAGAGGTTGGTTCAGCTTTTGATTATATGACTGATAGTACAGCAGAATTATTTTGGCAAATGGACAAATTCGCTGAAAACTTTGGAATAGGGGTACAGGCAGACCCAGAGGCAGCTAATTCTATGATTCAATGGATAGATGAGAACAGCAACGCCAGTGGTTTACCATCAACAATCTTAGCGGCGCAAGAACAAAAGATGTCCCAAGCCGAAAAAGATAAAGAAGATGCCGAAAAGAAAATAGATCCAGAAGTCGTAAAACAGTTTATGGATAAAATTTCAGGCGTCATGGATATTCTTGGAAATTTCTTACCATGGTGGAAAACAGCCGAAACGCAAAAACAATTGGAGACGCGCACCGATAAAGAAATTGCAGCATCTTTTGAACAACAGGTAAAAGATGCAAACGCAATGGCTTTTAGTAAAGTCACTAAAAATATCGGTAGAGCTAGCGAGAGTCCATTCAAATGATAAGAACATTAAATAGTTTCTATCCTAAATATGTTAGATGAATTCTCGGAATAAATTAAATGTCAATAACTAAGTATTATAAAATAGTAACACCATCATCTCCAAAGACTTCTATAGGTGATAATATAGATACTACTGGGTTGGGTGGTGGTTATGGTAATTATGGATGGTACCATAGAATAGTAACTGGTAGTAATTCCAGAATGACTAGATATCGCGAATATGATGCGATGGATGCTGATTTAGATGTTTCAATAGCTCTAGATTATATGGCTGAAGAAATATCCGGTAACAATGTAAAAGGTGAATTGCCATTAAGAGTTGACATTATTGCTGGACAAGAACAATACGTACATCCGAATACTGTTGTGACTTTAAATGCTGCTATTAGAACGTGGTGTAATATACATAAATGGCATACTAGACTATATTCCATAGCTAGAAATACTATAAAATATGGTGATTGTTTTTTCATAAAACCTAAAGGCGGTAGAAAAAAGTACATTTATATTAATCCTAAGAATGTTTATGGTGCAGTAGTTAGAGAAGATGATGTAACAGATGTGCAGGGTTGGGAATTTAGATTAGATTATAGTGTTGTAAACTCTGCTATGGGAATGTTAACCAATTATGGTATTGGAGCGCAGGATCAAGGCGAGTCAATGGCAACTCTTCCAGCAGACGATGTGGTGAGATTTACACTATATCAAGAGACTGATGACGAAGCACCATTCGGCAAATCGGTATTATATTCAATCTATAGAACGTTTAAACAGAAAGAATTATTAGAAGATTCTATCATTATTTACAGAATTCAAAGAGCACCAGAAAAAAGAGTGTTCTATGTTGACGTCGGTAATATGCCCCCACAACAAAGAGCAGCGTATCTTGAGAAATTCAAGAATGACATCAAACAGAAGAAAGTTCCTATTCAAACTACTGTGGGCACTCAGATAGAAAGCGTTTATAACCCAATGTCGCAGCAAGAAGATTATTTCATGGCGATGCGTACTGATGGTTCCGGTAACAAAATTGAAGTATTGCCCGGTGGTCAGAATTTAGGTTCATTAGAAGATTTAGAATATTTCTATAAGAGACTATGGAGAGGTTTGAGAGTTCCAGATTCTTTCATGAATGGTTCTGCTGAAGGTGGAAGTATTGCTAATGACGGAAAGGTTGGCATTGCTTACCTACAAGAAGTTAAATTCTCATTGTATATGGAAAGAATTCAGAGAAGTTTGGAAGAGACCTTTGATAGTGAATTCAAGAAATTCTTACAAGAAAATAGTATAAACGTAGATACTTCTATTTTCAGAGTAACATTACCACCACCATCCAATTACGAAGCTTCTAGAAAACAATTGATGGATGCTGAACTATTAAACAACTATTCAACCGCTTCTGGTATTCCAGAACTAGCGAAACGTTTTGCAATGGAAGAATACCTACAACTATCTCAGAACAAGATCAAGATGAATGAGAAGCTGAAGCGTGGTGAGCTTGGCTTGAATGTTAATGGCGATGATAGAGATTTACCAAAACTATACAACCCGGATCAAGCCGAATTAGGTGGTTTTGAGGGTGGTTTCGGTGGAAGCTCCGGTAGTGTTCTAGGTGGCGGTGGAGGTTTTGGCGACTTTGGTGGAGAAGGTGATTTAGAAGATACCGAAGGTGGTGATAGTACTACTTTAGGCGGTACGGAATCTACAGATTTGAACGACACTAAAGCTGCAACAGGTGGAAAAAATACACCACCATCTGGCGGAAAGCCACCGTCCAATAATAAAATGAACAATAAAAAATAAAATCGCATAAATAATGTAAACATTTCTATCAAGGGAAAAGAATATGAAATATCTAAATCTATTTGTTGAACATGCAATTGAAGGCGAAAAAGACTTGGCAGTTGCCGCTCTTCGTAAAGTCATTGCAGAAAAATCAGCCAGAATGATCAACGAAGATCATGAGGAAGTGATGTCTACTAAAGAAATGGTAGCACGTATAAAGAGTCTATTCAAAAAGGCAGATGGTGATAAGAAAGTTAAATTTCTATCCAAGTTAGCTAAGGCAGCAGGCGTTAAAGAATGTTCAGAAAAGGATATTGGTGCTTGCGCTAAGAATCTTTGCGCTAAAGGTAAGGAACAATGTGATGCTGTCATCCATGCCTTAGAAAAGTTAGTAGGAGTCACATTCAAGAAGCCGGTAAAAGAAGGTTGTGACAATGATGAAGATAAGAAAGGTAATTCCAAAAAGAAAGATGATGAGGATGATTCTGAAGAAGATGAAGACGAATCAGAAGATGATGAAAAAGATGACGATGATGATTCTGAAGAAGATGAAGACGAATCAGAAGATGATGAAAAGGATGAGAAGAAGGGTAAGAAAGATTTCTTCAAGAAGTCTAAGAAGAAAGACGACGATTCTGATGATTCCGACGATGATAAGAAAGAAGATAAGAAAGACTTCTTCAAAAAGTTTAAAAAGTAATGAAATTACTTAATATAGTCTCACCCGGAAATGATAGTGCCATAGATGATTGCACAAAATTACCAACAGTTGACCAACCGTTTAAGACTGCTAAAAAAGGTCATAAATTAAAGAAGGGTAAGTATGGTATGAATAGTGTAGGCAACTACAGTGGCACATCAGTTTCAACCTCCGCTGGAGAAGGTTCAGCGGGAGGTTCTGGAGGTGGAGAGTGATAAAGTTTTCAACGTTTTTGGAACAGAAATATGTTGGGCCAAGTGACATACTTGATAGTGGTTGCGGTTGCGAACATACAGATGATGTATCAAAAAAGTCAAAAGAAAGCGCGAAGAAGCGTAAAAAAATGAAAACCAAATACCATCATGAAAATTTAGTGAAGTATATGCAACAAACAACCAATGCACAATGAGGATTTAAAAATGGACAAGAAAGAGTTACTAACAAAATTTATCAATTCAGTAATTGGAAATGATGATGCATCTGCTCAAGAAGCGATAAAGGCATATTCAATTCAGAAAACTAAAAGTGTGTTAGCCACTGGTGGAAAAACTAAACAAGTATCAGAGAATTTCAAGAAATTTATGCAACTTTTAAAAGAAAGCGAATATGATGTATCTTTAAATGGTGATCATGTCGTTGTAAATGGTAAAGTTGTAGGTAGAATCGTCAATCAACTTGACGACGATTCCGCTATTGTTTTCATTAGTGCTGACGGAAGAGTCAAGCAAGAGTTTTATACTGTGGAACAACTGTTCCAGTTTATTGAACAACAATTTGGACAGCAGGTTTAATTATGAAAAATGAATTATTAATAGAAAGCACTGGAAATAGTCTTGATACTATCCTTGAAGGGGTGGATGGCGAAAGTAAAAACATGTTTTTAAAAGGTGTTTTTATGCAAGCAGATATTGTCAACCGAAATAAAAGAAAATATCCATTACATGAAATGAATACTGCTGTTTTGGATTTTTCAAAAAGAATCCAAGAATATGGTGGTGTATTCGGTGAAGCGGATCATCCAAATAGTTTGAATATTAATATGGATAGAGTATCACATGTTATTACAGAAATGTATATGGATGGTACTAATGCTGTTGGTAAGGCTAAGGTTATAGTAGAAACTCCTATGGGCAACATCTTACATCACCTATTAAAGACTGGTGTTAAAATTGGTGTTTCGAGTAGAGGTACAGGTCAAGTTGCAGAGGATGGTACAGTTTCGTCGTTCGGACTTGTAACAATTGACTCAGTAATTACGCCTTCTGCTCCGGGCGCTTTACCAATGTCCGTCTATGAAAGTTTGGATTTAGATAAGTCTGGAAGAAAAGTTTTAACATTAAGCGAAGCTCTTCAACACGATAAATCTGCGCAGAAATTTTTCGCTAAAGAAATAACTAATTTTATAAAAAGTATTGGTAATAGATAACATATTTTAAACGATAAAACAAAAAAACCCGCCGAGAGGCGGGTTTTTTATTGTAACAATTAAATATTATTAGAATCTTACGCTATTTACTTCATCAGATTCCACGTCATCCATCTCAGATGGAGCTTTACCTTTCAAACTACTCAATTTAGCAGATTTTTGACCAGCTTCTCTAGCATAAGAAGAATATCCAGAAGAGTTCGCAACATCCACCATTTTCTCACCAGCAGGGCTTAACATACCCTGTACAACTAAACCTAAATCTTCCAGTTCATCTATGGTTAACTGTTCGCGTGGTGTGGCAGTTTCATAATCCAATAAACCATCATTCAATTTTCTTAGTATATTTAACTGAATAGGGGTTAAGTCAGAAAATGAAATAGTATCTGTTGATGGTAGAAATTGTGTTTCGTTTAGTAAAGTATCTATGCGCATTTTATAAAACTCCAGTTTGATTGTATATTTATTTATCACGTTTCGAAACATTTGACATTTTTGAATTCATGATATATGATTTAACTCAAATAGGATCATTGTTTATGAACGTTAAGCAAGTATTAGTCATTCGAAAAGATTTGAATATGCGTAAGGGAAAGATTGCTGCACAGGCAGCACATGCTTCAAATGTATTTCTAATTGATAAAATTAAACAATTAAGAGATAGACCCGGAGAAGTTTTGTTTACGAGACAAGAATTGGATTGGATAGATAATAAATTTACTAAAATATGCGTTAGCGTTGATTCGGAACAAGAAATGTTAGAGTTGTATGATTTAGCTAAAGCGTCTGATTTGTATGTTAGTAAGATAGTAGATTCTGGAGCAACGGAGTTTAACGGAGTGCCAACTTTAACGGCTTTGGCGATTGGCCCGGACATATCAGAGTTGATCGACAATGTCACTGGTCACTTACAACTACTATAAAAGGATTATAAAATGTTATTTAATCCATTACAATCATACGTATTATCTAGACGCGGAATCGATAATATCTATGATGTTAGAGTCGATGTTCAGGAATACAAGATTATATCAACAGTAAATGTAAATCGTGAAGACTTATTATTTTTAGAATTTTATGAATTATTGAAAGATAAAAACAGAATAACTAATTCTAGATACAACTCTGTAAATTCTGAAGTCCTTCCATGTTTTGCAAACTTGGTTTCAAAAATTGGTAAGAAACCAAATTTAATGATTGTTTCAAATCAAGAAACTTTTGATAAAATAAAGTCACACACAAACGGAATCTTTTTGTCCTTCATAGAAGGTGAAACCAATAATATAGTTATATTACCAGAAGGAAGCACAAACAAAGAATTTTGTATATTTTCGTATGCTGATGTATGGAATATAGGATTGGTTGCATCATATGACCAACATGAAGAAAAACTTCATTTAAAAGAACCCATATATAAAGATGCAAGTTATAAAGATAGCCATTACAATTACTACTACGGATTAAAATTACATGACTGAAAAAATTAGAACAATAGGAAGAAACATTTTAATAGAAAGAAAAGATAAGAAGACCGTTTCCGATGGTGGTATCCTTCTTTTGGAAAAAGGTGAAGCGGAAGATTTTGCAATTGCAACAGTAATCTCTGCCGCAGAATCTTATTATGATGAAAAGTTAAAGAAAGAAATCACCATATCAGTAAGACCGGGTGACGTAATTTTATATAAGCCAGAATCAGCAATGAAGGTAGATGGCGGTCATTTGATGATTAATGAAGATAATATATTTGCAATAGTGGAAGAGTAAAATGTCCTTACCTACATGGGGACTGTTAATCAGAAATGATAAAATTGTAGGATGTGGTTTTTGTGATACCGGTAGAAGGTGGGTCGATAATCGCGCTGTTAAGAGATGCATATCAGAAGTAATAGAAAGTTGTGAAAGTTTTATAAATGATCGCAATAATGGAACTTGGAAGCGACATAATGGTGACTATTTACCAATATATCATAGATATTTTACATCTTCGGATGAAGACGTTTCTTATTTTGATTATATGATTATATACGAATATAAAATATCAAGGAAGGTTGCAATTACAGCGCATATGTTAGGATTTACCGACGATGAATGGAACCATGTTATGTATACTCACGTCCCTTTGATGGATAAACAAGAATTAAAAAGGTTGATCAGTTGCTTATAAAAAACCCCTCGACCGAGGGGTTTTTCTTTATTACTTAAGCCATTCTACGTTGTGGCTGTTGAGTAAACTGTTGTTGAGGCTGTCTAGCTGAAGCCTGTGTTTGCAGCCGTTGGCCAGAGTCTATAGCATCAGTGCGCCAGTCTCATCTTGAGAAACTTGGTTGCCCATAGTTTTCATTAATGTGACCATTAATTTCTTAATCTTGCCCATATTATCAAATATGCGTCTTCGATGTAAAACCAAGGATTCAGAATTCTTAGGGAATTTCTTAAGAATAGTGATTCCTCTCCATGCAGCTTTAAGTCTCTTTTCTAATTCTGTTATAGAACCATCAATATCTAACGGGAGGTCATCAGTAACACCTTCCTTTAACATTCTATGATATGTAAAGATAATATTTTCGCATCGTTTTTCAATTTTGGACAAAGCATCCTCAAGACGATCTACAACATAGTCGTTGACAGTTTCGCGCAATAGTGACATAATAACTCCTAATATAGTTTATTTACTGTATTTATATGTTCAGGAAAAATATATGCCGATATTTACTTTTAAATGTGAAAAATGTGGTAAGATTGAAGACAGAATGATTAAACATTCTGAAATGGACGAGCAAATATGTTCATGCGACGAGAAAACTAAAATGACACAAGAATTTAATCCTTCTTGTAATTTTATTCTCAAGGGTGTATGGTACAAAAACTCAAAGAGGTATTAATATGATCAGCATGCACACTCCCTCACCATTTATTAATGAAAAAGATGAAGTGGTGGACTATAAGATATTTCTTGCAGGATCTATAGAAATGGGCAAGGCTCGTAGATGGCAAGAAGAGATTTTCAATTCTGTGAAAGATATCAATACCACTTCCGGTAGAGATGTAAGCTTATACAATCCATACAAACAAGATTGGGATAATTCAATAGGTAATACAACAAAAGATCCGAGGTTCAAATCTCAGGTTCAATGGGAATGGACTAGATTGGTTCAGTCGGATTTAATTGTCATAAATTTTGAAGAATCTACAAAATCTCCAATTTCACTATTGGAACTAGGCGCTATGGCAACATATGGTAAAGAAATGATTGTGTGCTGTCCTAAAGGATTCTGGAAATATGGTAATGTCGAATTCATATGCGAATACTATTGCAATAACATTACTTTAGTGCACGATTTTTATTCACTTATAACTCTGATGAAAAAGAAGATTTCAAAATTATGAAATATTTTACCGGCGTGGGCTCAAGACAGACACCAGCATTTATATGTGAGCTATTTACAAGAATAGCTAAGGAATTATCACCGTATTATACACTCAGATCAGGTGGTGCAGATGGTGCAGATGCAGCATTTGAGGCTGGCGCAGGAGATAATAAAGAGATATGGTTGCCGTGGAAAAAGTTTAATAAAAATACATCCACTTTAACCTTTGATAAAAGAGCTACTGAAATATTGAAAACGATAATATCTGAGCAACATTTTGCATGTTTAACAGATGCTGGTGTGCGTTTACATTCAAGAAACGTACATCAAATTAAGGGCGTTTTGGAAGATGAGATTCTATCATCTTTTGTGTTGTGTTGGACTGTTGACGCGCAAGACGCTGCTGGTGGGACTGCTACGGCAATTCGCTTAGCGAAAAGTCTCAATATTCCAGTTTATAATTTTGGCAACTGTAAAACGATTGAAGAAGCTGAAGCTTTTTGGGATAAGGTGAAGATACTTGAAGATATCAATTGAAAACATAGGATATGCCGAATTATCAGAATGTAATAAATCCGCTATAAGTAGGTCAGCGTATGGAATATCTGAAGATATAAACTTTAACAAAATCAAATACTTACAAGAATTACGAGTATTTCCAGAGCACCGACAAAAAGGTTATGCGAAGAAGTTATTAGAGATGGTAAAGCAATATTGCGACGATAATAATCTAATTTTATGTCTAGATGCAATGCCACTTGACAAATCCGTAAGTTCTGATATATTAAAAACTATGTACACCAACAATGGGTTTAATCATGCAGGTGGTACGGCATTTAATTATGGATATAAATATGATCCACCCAGTCTTTAGTACGTTAATAAGTTTCATCATCGTCATAGTAATGACTTCACCTATTTGGTTAACAATAATGGTATTGTTTACCGAACTAAGTGTCATTGTCGCATTAAAAATATTAGTTGGATTAATAAGTATGGGATTTGGGATTCACTATCTGTCAAAAATTGTTGACATGATAGATTGACAAGTGATGTTTTTTTGTTTACTGTAGTACATCTTTCTATAGGAGAAATATAAGATGAAGAGTTTAATTTTAGCAGTTAGTTTAGCGTTGGCATCAACAGTTGCGGTAGCATCTGAAAGTAATTCAACTGCTGTGTTTCGTGCAGGAACAGATTTTGTATATCGTGGTCAGGACTTGACAGGTTCACAGGGAACTGTAGGTCTAGGGTTGTTGTTTGATAACGTTGTGTGGGATGGTGTGTATGTATCTGGTGACTTCGATACAGTGGAAGTCACACCATTAAATGACAATACACAAGTGCGTACTGATTTTCAGGTTGGTTATGGAGCAGTATGGAATGATTTTACATACTCAGTCTCTTTAGCGAGAGTGTTGAATCCTGTAAGTTATTATGATGATTATACTGAATTGCGTGCGCGAGGACAGTACTCATATTTTTATGGTGAGATTGGTCAGGGCTTGTCAAACGATGTGAATACTGATACTTATTTCGCCGTAGGCGTTGAAGGACGACCGTTTACACAGGAACTATTGCTAGGTGCATCAGGTAGCTTCATTAGTTATGATGGTGATGCTTACGGGGTTTCCAATGTTGAATGGAACAATTTTCAGGTTTATGCATCATACGATCTTTGGCGAGAACTTGATGTAAATGTCGGTTATTCCTTTGGTGGTGATAAACCACTCGAAGGGATCGATGATAATGTATGGTTAGGCGCTTCATATACATTCTAACATCAATTATATTATGATAGTTAATGGAAACGGGAGACAGAGGCTCCCGTATCCATTTGACAGCATAAAAAATGTAGAGTACTATTAAGGAAAATGGAATATTAGAAATGTCATCAGAAGATAATATTAAAAGAATATTAGAATTGTCCGAAGAGATTTACAACAAATCAATGAATCTACTAAAACTACAAAAAATAGTAGAACAGTTGGAGTTGGAATTGACTGACGCAAAACGCAACGTTCAGCTTCAACAGATTGATATTAATGAATTAGTGGATATGCGCGATCAGTTAGAAGGTAGGAAAAAGCAGGTACAACCATATGTAAGCCCGTTTAGCGTACCGTTGAGAGATTGGGGTTACCATCAAAAAATGACTTGCAATCTATGTGGAATAGATTTGTCACAGTCGATGGGTTATGTTTGTAATAACATGAATTGTCCTACTTTCCCAAGAGTCACATGTATAAATAACAGTACGGAATAATGGCAGAGTGGTCGATTGCGAAAGTTTGCTAAACTTTTGAGCCGCCTAAAAAACGGCTCCGTAGGTTCGAATCCTACTTATTCCAAAAATCGGTAATGTAGCTTAACTGGTAGAGCCAAGGTTTCATAAACCTTTAGATGTGCGTTCGATTCGCATCATTACCACTAAATTTGATAAAATAAAATGAACGAAAATTCTTTTCAATATTTTAATTTAATGCTGGAGTTGTTCAGAGCAAGACGAAACCCCAAATACTCTGAGGAACAATTAGAAAACATAGAGAATTTTCTATGTGATGAAATGGATGGTGCATGGTATAAAACACCAGATGAGAACAATTTTAAGATATCTTTTGAATGACAAGTCATATAAATTTATACAACACCATCACATGTAAAAACAAGTGATTTTTTGTCAATGAAAGCCTGAAAGCACTCCCTTGATGGAAGTGGAACCCGGTATCTCAATTCCGGTTTCTTTTTGAAGAAGGATGAAATTTCTTTCCAATTCGAAAATATTTCTGTTTTGTCAGCCAACAGGTGGCAAAACTTATTTCCTATCGATACATCTGGATAGAAGTTCTCATCTTTCTGTTTTGTTGCGCCGTGCGTTGCACGGCGACCAATCTCTAAACTTGAAGCAACTGGATCAGCAAATCCACGATGCAACATGTTGCCAATAATGCTTGAATAATATGCAGCTACTTCTAAAAATTTAATACCAACAAGCCTGCATCTTTTCTGTAAATATTGCAACAACAAGTTTCTATTCCATTTGTTGTTGACATTTTTGTTGTAGTTTTTGCCTTTTTCGTGATCTCTTGACTTGATGCTCAAGTCTTCGACAGCCAAATTTTTACAATTATAATGTTTTGCAACATTGGTTATGTATTTTGCTATGATTGAAAGCTCATAGTTTTGTTTGTTGGTGTCTGTCAACCTACTTATATCAAAAAGCTTTGTAAATATAACTTCTTGCGATGGATTTTGCACCGACAAACCAATATAATTTGGGTTCAAATCAAGAGCTAAAGTATTGATTTGAAAGAATTTATTTTGTAAAATTGGCTTTTCGTATGAAATATAAATGTTTTCCGAATCCAACTTTACTGAATATGGAATCTGTTTTGTCTCAGCTAATGTTTGTAATTCGACCAATGAATTTTGATAGTTGTTTCTTAAATTTGGAAGAAACAATTCAATTTTCAAGCCGCAAAGCGGCTTGAAAATGACCATACTCTTCTCAATTTGTAAACAAAATTTACGATTTCCATTTTTAGACGATTCGCCAACGACAGAAATAGGTGCTAATTTGTCTTTTTGGTATTGATCTTTTGAAATTTTGCCAAGATTATAGTCTTTTCTCAACTTATTTCCGCCGAAAACTCGAAATAATGATGGCTTTTGTTTTAATTTCTTGTTTTTAATTGCAGCTTTTTTGGTCGTTTTAACCGAAGTAGCTATCCTTTTTCTGTCTTCCCAATCACTTAATTTGTCTTCATATGTCTCTAAATCAGCTTTCAACCATGCCTTACCTTCGTAAAAAGCTGACTGAATGAACCACGAGTCCAACGTTGAATTCTGTTGATTCAAATAGCAAGTCATCTCTTTTTGTGTTGGATTCGTCTTTTGAAACTGGTAAGCTTTTCCAAACAGACGATTTTGCTCTTTCTGTATTTCAAGAATTTTGGCTTTGTTTTCGTCTGTTGTTTTATATGGAAGCTTTATCGTAATCATTTCAACTCATATGTTCTTGTATAATTGTATTTATACCAGTTGCATTTCTTTTTCAATAATTTTGAGATGTCTATAGATTTCTTGCAATGAATTTTGAATATTATCGTTGTTCGACGTGGTTTCTTGATCTATCTCATTTTGCATGATATGATCCAAGTCGTAAAGAAACTTAGAAGCTGACAGTTTTTTGATGGAAAGCCTACCGGCTTTCTTCCAGTTATGTAGAGTTGTTGAAGAAATTTTAAGTTCCTTACAAATTTCAGAAGCAGTTAACCATTTCATACGAATTCCTATGTTGTTGATCTATTTATATGGAATTTTACGAAGAGAAACTAATATGTGATGAATAACGAAACGCAGTCAATATTGACTGCGTTTCTGTTTTGTGATTTACTAGCATTCATATGTTATTTGTACAGAAAAATTATGAACCAAATCATCAAAAGATATAAAGAAGACACACAATTCAAGAAAGATGTAAAAAAAAAGCATGGTATGCATACCATGCTGGTCATCATCGTTTACATAATGATACTCATAATTTTCCTACAGATCAGCGGGAGAGCGAGTGCATATGGTGCGGGAGAAGTAGAGAGAGTGTAAGGTGGGATTATTTGCCTCCAAAATGTTTTAACAGACCAAATGAATCAAATCAGCAGATTGATGATATCATTTTAAAAGAAGAGGAAAATTTTTTATATTTAATGAATAGAGCAGAGACTATCATACCAAAGCTTCTACAGCGGTCCGAATTAAACGGTAAACTGTTGGAGGAACTTCATAGCACGCATGGGATCTATCCAGAAATAGTAGAATTTTTTATAGATAAGAACATTGATAAATACGTTATGCAAGAGTATGATGTAGAACGAGAAAGGCATAGAAATAGTAAAAAATCATTTAAACTAACTTAAAGGAAATAAAATGAACGAAAAAACTGGCTGGTAGGTTTCACAAAACAATTATCAATCAACTGATAAACAATACTCAATACTATCGGATGCAATGTCCGATGATACATTCCATAAAAACAATCCATATCTTTACATCTTAACGAGAACAGACCTATCTTTACCGCAGATAGCTGTACAGTCTTGTCATGCTGCTATCGAATGCACTAAAAAATATCCCACAGCGAAACACCCGTCAATTGTCTTATGCTCTGTCAAGAACGAGGATGATCTCATGCGACAGGCTGCACATCTGACTGACAGTGGTATAAAAATTATAGAATTCAGAGAGCCTGACAGAAACAATGAATTAACATCAATTTGTTCCGAACCAATATATGGTGCGGATAGAAAACTATTTTCAAAATTTCAATTATTCAAAGGAGAACTAAAATGAAATATTTTAATACTAAAGAAGATTATTATCAGTTTATAACAAACTGGAAAACCCTAGCATTCAGGGGCGCGTTTAAAAATAGTCCACATATGTTCATCGTTTATAACATATTAAAAGATAGAGAACCATTATATGGTTTTTCTAGAAAAACTAAATGCCATGTACTGTTTTTGATGTACGCGGAGATTTATAGAGAGATTTCTCTGGTTGGATTTGTGGATCAAAGATCAACAGTCCTGCGTCTGTTAGACAAGTGTGATTTGGATGTAGCGCAATTCATTCAAGATTTGAAAACGGTGAATAAGGATATAATCAAAAAGGCTAGATCATTGGCCACAGACTAACAGGTTGGGCAATCCCAGTGCTATGTAACAATTAAGCTCTTTTCTATATTTTCCCAACCAATATGGTTTGGGTTGTACGCCCTGTCATCAATTAAAGCAACAAACAACGGCTTCCCATATTGAATAAAATCATATGGGATGTCGTATTTCTTTAGATATTCTATCACTCGCTGACCATCTATACGGTCACAAATCTCACTATTAAATCTACAACTGTAGATTCCTATTCTATATCTTTCGAATAATCTCTTGATAGAGTTGACCACTTCAAATGTCGGCGCAACAGAAAAACCATGCATTGGTGAAATGGTTCCGTCGAAATCTATCATTATAACTTCGTTACTTTTCATAAAATAATATCCAATAAAAACAATAGTTTACAGCAATTTTTTATTGCTGTCAATAGTTATTTTTCGAATTTTTTATATAATGTTATAGAAAAAATATCCTTATAAATCAAGCACTTACAAAAGTATAATTTTATTTTTTATTGATTATAAATACAACTCACATAAATAATATGAAAATACCATTTCTATTCGGGAGAATTAAAACAATGGATGAACTACTAAAGAAATTGCTTGCTGCTGAAGTATTGACTGAAGACACCAAGAATGAAATTAAAACAGCATTCGAAACCATGATCAACGAAGTTACTACTAAGGCTAAAGAAGAAGCTGAAGAAAAAATTAGAATCGAATTGACCGAACAGTTCATTGCTGATCGTGAGAAGTTGATCGAAGCATTGGATACCAAGGCTGAAGAATTTTTCACCAAGGAAATCGAAGAGCTTAAGGAAGATATTAATAACTTCCGCGACTTAGAAGTTGAGTTTGCAGAGAAAGAAGTCAAGATGAAGAAACAACTTCAGGAAACTGTAAAGAGTGATATGCAGACTTTGGTTAAAGAGCTAGATGAATATCTGGAAATGACTTTAACAGCAGAGTTTGAAGAATTGAAGGAAAGCATTGAAGAAGCTAAGAAGAATGATCTTGGAATGAAAATCTTCGAAGCATTCGAACAGACTTTCAGAGCACGTTATGTAGACGAGAATAAAGTTCAGTCAGCACTAAGCGAAGCAACTGAAGAACTGAATACAAAGAATAAAGAGTTGAAGAAACTCAAAGAAGAATTTGCGACTTTAACCCATGCTAAGAAATTAGCAGAAGTGTTGGAGCCGTTAGCTGGCCGTAGTAGAGAAGTTATGGAAGCCATTCTAAAGACTCAACCAACTGAGAAGTTGGAAGAAACTTATAAGAAGTATATTGGCCGAGTTTTAACTGAATCTGCTACTGCTGTTACTACTCACACTGCGGAGAAGGATGAAAAGGTACTTGCCGAAAGTGATAAGAGTGAAAAGCCTGTGACCGAGGTAAAAACGGTTGTTAAAACAGGAGATACGCCAGCACGTCCTGTTAGCGAAAGCGTCGAAGCGCCAGTGAGAGTCCTAGATGATCAGGCTCGTAGCTCGCTAAGAAGATTAGCTGGTATTGAATAAAACTCAAATCATAACATTAACTACAGGAGAAATTTATGTTAGATGAATCTAAAATGTTAACTGAAGGCTGGGCTGAGACTAAAGCAGAATTGCTTGATGGTCTATCCGGGTCACGCAGAGCCATCACCGATCAGGTGTTGGAAAACTCAAAGCAATACTTGGTAAATGAAACTGCTGCGGCTGGTTCAATCCAAGCACATGATATTGCGAATTTCCGTAAGAATCTTCTTCCGTTGATTCGTCGTATTATTCCGGGCACAATTGCTACTGACTTAGTCGGTGTGCAGCCAATGACCGGTCCAGTTTCACAGGTATTCAGCATGAAGTATAAGTATGCTGAAGATGTAACCCATGATGCATCACGTTCACAGTTTGGCGGATACGATATCGCTTCTGGTGATGAAATCTTTGGTAATGCTAAACCAATCCGTCAGTTCTATTCTGGTACAATTGGTTCTGCGCAGTCTGCTGGTGCATCCGGTATTTCATATGCTGGTGCCGATGGTACTTCTGCTCCAGACGATATTGCAGCAGCAACTGCAACTGGTGAAGGTTGGGGTTCTTCACAAGCTTCCGATACTTACACTTCCGGTACTACCCTTTATGGCGAAACCGTTGGTGGTTCCTTGTACGGTGGTTCAGGTTCACACCTAGAAGCTTCTGGTGGTCGTAAGGTCACTTTGGACATCGTGTCTCAGGCTGTTGAAGCTAAGACTCGTAAGTTACAGGCTGGTTGGACCATCGAATCCATGCAGGACGCTAAGTCACAGCACAATCTGAATATTGAAAGCGAAATTGTGAAAGCTCTTTCTGCAACCATTACTCAGGAAATTGACGCAGAAGTTATCAACGATTTGTTATCACTAGCTGGTACAATTCGCGGTTTCGACTTCTCCGCAACTGCTGGTACAACTTATGCTCCAGCATTCGTTGGTGATCGTTTTGCTAACTTGGGCGTGAAGATTGCAGAAGTTGGTAATGAAATTGCACGTAAGACTCGTAAAGCTGCTGCGAACTTTGTGGTTGTAAGCCCAATGATCGTGACTGTTCTTAACTCTGCTGCGAAGGCTGTTTTTGCTCCAGCCGTTGATTTTAACGGTAAGGCTCCAACAAATAACTTCTTAGCTGGTACTTTGAATGGTAGCGTGAAGGTTTATAGCTATCTTTGGAATCAGGCTGAACCGGGTACAACCGATCCTTACGGAAACGATAAGATCTTGGTTGGTTTGAAGGGTGGTAATGGTGAATTGGACGCTGGTTATTTCTACTGTCCATATGTTCCAGTGATGAGCACTGGTGTTATCATGAATCCAGTTACACATAACCCAGTCGTCGGTTTAATGACTCGTTATGCGAAGGCTGTGTTCGTTGANNGGGAATAGCGCTGACTACTATGGTCGCATAAGTGTACAGAACCTAGAGTTCCTGTGATCTGAACTAAAACGTTGTAAGTTGTTGAAAAAGCCCGGAAAACCGGGCTTTTTCTTTTTCTATACTTGCTAAATTCTAGGTAATAGCGGAGCTTACTACATTGGTCCGGTAATTCTTCGGTCTACTATCGCTGTCAACATCTATTGACACTACAATAAATAACTGATATGATTTAAACATAATAAAGGAATAATTATGAATCAAACATATCCAGATTGTTTAGAAACTATAGGATTACAGATAGTTGGAGAATTCTCCATAGCAAATAACCACCATGACATCAAATGTTTGTTATGTGGGGACGTATTTAAGGCAACACCAAAATCAAAAATGGGTAATTATAAAAAACATGGAATGATTGGTTGTCCAAAATGCACGAAAAGAGAAACATACAAAGACGAAAATATTAGTATGCGAAATCGTCTTATTGATCTGGGGTTTGAATTTACAGAATTTAACACCAAATTAGATGAAATAGAAGCTAGAAATACTAACTGCGAATGTGGTAGATGGTGGAAGACAAAACCAACATATCTATTATCTGAGAGGTCATTTTGTAGACCATGTAATGATGATAAGAAAAGAAAGCGGTTTGATGAGTTGAACAAAGAGAGATTTCAGTTTATTTGTGCTAACCATAAATCGTTTCAAAACTATAAAAAATTAGTAAGACACCATTCCGAAAAAAATTATAAAAAATATATCGATACAATTAATCCAGATAATTTACCACGAGGTAGAGTTGGGCAAGAAGGTGTTTATAATTTAGATCATATTGTGTCTCAAGCATTCTGTTGGAAGATGAATATCCCAGCAGAAGTATGCGGTGATATATCGAATCTTAGAATGCTTGATGCGATGAAAAATGTTGTCAAACAGGCTAAGTCAGTGAATAGGTTTCCACCTATCTTCGACCAGTATTTACATTATAGGACCAAGAGTTATGAATTCATTTTATCAATTCAAGAAGAATTCAATAATATCTTTGAAGAGAATTTCCAAATAAACGATCACTCTTTCGATCTAAAATATAATGATACATTGTTTTCTCTACTATTATTTGAAGAAAATAAAGAATCGTTCAATCTTAATAGAAGATTAAACCTAAACACATATAAAGCAGCTAAAGACGCAGGCTTTCATTATGTTCCAGTTTTTGAGCATGAATGGGACAATCACAAGAATTTAATACTTTCGAAAATTCGTCATATAGTTGGTTTGAATAACAAACAAAAAATATATGCTAGAAAATGTACGGTAAGAGAAATTTCAAATAAAGAAAAGAAAGATTTTCTATTGGCGAACCATGTCCAAGGTAATTGCAATTCGCCTATTAAGATTGGATGTTTTTTAGGCGATAAATTGGTTTCTGTTATGACTATGACGACTCCGCGTATGATTATGAAAAAGAAATTTGAAGAAGGTGTGTATGAGCTTTCGCGTTTTGCATCTGATGTTAATTATAATGTAGTTGGCACAGCATCTAAAATGCTGAAGTATTTTAAAGATAATTATAAATGGAAACAGATCTATAGTTATGCTGATAAACGTTGGAGTAAGTCTGGAAATTTATATAAAACTTTAGGATTTACCCAAGACCAAGATTCTGATCAAAATTATTACTATTCAAAAGATGGTGTTGTCCACCATCGCTTTAAGTTTGCTAAACATAATATTAAAAAATTATTCCCAAATGAGTTCGATGAAAAGCTGACGGAATATCAAAATATGTTGAACCTTGGATATGATAGGTTTTGGGATTGTGGTAATTTCNNGAATGTTGATATCAACATTCCTCTTTTTTATTTCAGTCCAACCGTTCAATCAACCTATCATTATCATAATCATACATTATGTTCCCGCCATTATCATTGTACGATTTTATCAGTATCTGCAACTGTTCATAATCTATTTCAACCTTTTTATTCAACTGTTTCTCTATGGTTGGTTTGACTAGCTCTAATAATGTGACTTTTGACCATACCGATTCTGCGTGATTGGAAACATAGAAATAAGAGTCTTCCAATTTATCTTTTCTTACTATCTTAAATTTCTTGTCTGGTAATAGTTGATCAGCTTGTTCTAATACGTAATTATCATATGTGGTATCACCATGTAATAAAAAGACCTTGGTCAAGGTTGCTAATATTCCCATATCACTCTTAGTTAAAAATGCCGGGTAGTTGGTGTTTTCTTTATGTTCTATTTCTAGCTTTTCGTTAGGTTGACCGCAACCATAACCTGAGTATAGTTTCTTGACTCTACAATATGAATTATAATGAACATCAGAACCGTCATATGAAGTGGATTGTTTGGTAGGTACTTTGAGAGGTATCTCTTCTTGCTCTAACCAATTTTTTTCTAAATTGTGAATGGCTCTTTCGAAACTTCCAACAATCAACAAACCTTCTTCCATATTAGTGTTTAAGTTCATCAGAGTCACTTTATATTGGTAATCATTGAACAGTGATTTTCCTTCGTTTGTTATTTCTTTGAACTCAATGTCTTCATGATTTAAACAATAGTTGTATACCATGGCACCAACATATTCATCCATTGACTTATATTTTTTCCAGTCATAATGAGTTCTTACCGCTTTATGTATTATGTTTTCGATATGTTCTTTATAATTTTTGTTTGTCGATGTGCTCATTGGTTCTACCTCAGATTGTAATGATTTAGGTGCTTTATATGTAACGAAAATATTGAATATTTTTTTGTTGTAACTCAATATGTTCACATTAGCGACTATAGCATTATCTGAGCAACCATTTTGGATTATCACTTCTATTGTGTGTAATTGTGATAGTAATTTTGGTTTGATTGCCAATGTTATATCTCTAATGAGTTTATCTTTGGATAAATTAGGCATATTATTCGAGCAACATTGTTTTATAATGTACTGTAACTCTGTATAATTATAAACCTCAAGAGGTTTTTCTTCCTGTTTTATGGTTTCTTTTGTAGTGGTTTGATATACAAATACAAAGTTATAAAGCTTGCCAAATGGAGCTTCGAATATATCAACATGGATAGTTATGTCTCCCATTTTAGAATGAAAACCATTCTTATTCAACATATCAACATATTCAGTCCATACATGTAATGTATCTGTAGTCTTTTTCATTACGGGTTCAATAGCTGCTTTTATTTTATTTGATAATTCAGACAGATTAACCTTTTCACTTTCTCTGTTTAAATTATTATCACAAACATTAAATACTATATTTTTAATTTCGTCATAATCATATGTTGATGTTTTTGGTTCCACGCGCCCATTATTTTCGGAATAGAATTTCACAACATCGGCATATTTTTGGTCGGACGCCATTTTTTCTTTTCGTATGTCTTCCGTACTAAATACCCAACTTTTTACCCCATAGCGAGATAACGTGTCCGCATTATATAATATAATGAAATCTTGTAATGTTAAGTTTGAATCAAAAATAATTACTCTAATATTATATTCGTGGTTTTTAGTATCTGTTTTCATATTTGATACAAATACTATTACACCGTCATTGTGCAATTTCTTTATAAGTTCTTTTTGTATATAAATTTCTAATGTATCATCTATATCAAGTGGTTTGTCGAGTATGATGTGTACGACCAAACCTTCTATGTGTTCGCGGGTGTATTTCATTTATTTTCTCTTATTTCTATACAAATTATTTAGAACAGTAAAAAAACTCCGTACTTTAACAATTTACAATGATAAATATCAACAAAATGAGAGTAAAGATGATTGACAAATTTTTTAATAATATTGATGAAGAGCAAAAACAAGCTTTTGGCAACATATTAAAATCTTATCCTTTTGAGGTTAACGATTATACAACTGCGAATAAATTAGGAATATTATTATCAAAAGCATTCCCGTTATATTTTTTTAGGTGTATTCCTTTACCTGATGAAAATGATGTAATTTTCAGAATATTCCATCTTAAGAATAATTTCATAGTTCCAATTACTGTTACTAAATATTCCGAATTAATTAAGGAATTTACATGAGTTACATTTTATTAGAACGATTCGGTTATACACCATTCGGAGCCTTTGGACGTTTGATCTATGGTGAGAATAGATATTTCACAATTGAAAGACCATGGGAAGATAATAAAAAATCCGTATCATGCATTCCAGAAGGACGTTATAAGGTCGTTTGGTATAATTCTCCTACGTTCGGTAGAACACTAGCTGTTGTAGGGGGCACAGTGAGTCTACAGGAGGATTCAAACTTTCAGAGGTCTGCTATACTGTTTCACGCTGCAAACACCATGGACGACCTTAGAGGCTGTATAGGGCTGGGTAGATCATTGGGGTATGTTGGTAATAAGTGGGCGATAACTTCTAGTAGTAATGCTGTCAAAGAATTCTTGTCTTTAGGTATTAAAGACAATGAAGATTTGATGATTAAGCAATATCTCCCATCATAATATAAATACTATAAAAAAGAAGATAGAATATGTTTTTGACATTTAGTGAGTATATAGAATCTAAAAATGTACTAAGGATGGCTGCGGAAGATGCTGCCAAAATTAAGAAAATGTATTATGTTACCAAATACTGTAAATTGCCAGTATCAGAACACATAGATGATAATGAAAAAGACTATATTTCATTAAAACCAAAAGATGTTATAGAAGTTACATGGGAAAAAGATGGTGACAATCTGGTTGCCAGATTTATCTGTATTAATGAGGGCGCTAAATTGTTTCCCTCGTGGTCAATATCCAAATTTAACAACTGGGTAGATTCGACCTGCATTTTAATCTGAAAATTTGTGCGCGTAAAATAAATATTATAGACAAATTTTTGGAAGAGTAATGGAAAAATTATTAGATTTTTTATCTACTTATGGGTGGGGAGGCTTCCTTATCTTTTGTATTGTAATATTCGCTTATCTACTTATAGTTAAAGAAAAATCATTCGCTCCTTTGTTTTCCGATAAAAATGTTGAAGATGAAGCAAATTTAAAATATCATCCATTTTTTCGATATGCTCAATATCGAATGATGGTTGAATTACCTAATTTACAAATTTCCCCAGATACTCCGGTAAAACAACAAGTCTTTATTGATATGTTATATCTATTGACTAAACGTTTTTATGAAACATGCATGGAAATAACTGATATGAATATGGAGGATTGGGATTCTGATAGATGGGGCGTTGAGATTAGCAACATTATGGTGTCTTCTATAAATTCGTGGGTTGCCGATTGTTCTCAACAACAAATACCGGTAGCCGCTATTAACAAATTTAAAAATTGGGCATCACCAAATTTCGGAATGATTAATGAATATGTTACAATATTGACCGATTCTAGTGTTTATACTAATAATAAGACACGTACTAATACATTCTTTTTGATTATGAATTTATTATTGGTTGCATTAGTTGGAGATGCTGAGAGGTCATTGAGAGATTTAAATGGTGACATTGCTGGGCAGACATATAAAGGCAACGTTATTGAACATTGATATCTATAAATAATCCTATATATTAGGATTTATTAAATGGGTATCTATGATAATTTTGCCGACGCTCCTAACGCTATTATAAAAGAGGGGCGAGAGATCACTCTTAAGTATGAGCGTGGCGCAAATAATACGGCTATTCTTACTTGGAATGTTCCAGCACCAGCGGCGGGTTGCGGTTCAGATGTTCCGGGCGCATATGACGGAATAGTCATTACTGTAAATTCTAAAGCTGCAAATTATCTTTCAACATCTCCAACTGATGCTACGTATTATTCTTATGATCCAACAGCGGATAAAAATTTACATGTTGGTGATGTAATTGACGGTGCCCTAGTAGTTGGAGCGTTCTATCACAATAAAACAACAACTAGATTAGTTGTAAATAACGTGTTGGAAAAAACTCCATATTATTTTTCTGCTTATGCTGTTGATAAGGTTGGTAGATATCATAGAGAAGGTGTTCATGCTTATTCGCTCCCTACCGGAGAACAGGAAGGTGGTGCACCAGATATAGTAGCATATCAGGATGTCGGTATAGATGTGGTTGGAGGAATAAAACCATCTTTAAAGACCGGTTTGCGTCATACAAATTATACACAAAAAATAAGCATAAATGATGTAGAGTACACTGTTAATATTAATGGTGTTAATGCTATTAATTTTGGTGATTTGGTAAAAGAATTCAATAAACAGTTCGCCCTCTTAGAGAACCCAATCATCAGTGAAACATACCCGTCAAAAGATCATCTATATCTTGATAAGACAAATGCTAAACTATACCAATGGACCGGTTTAACACATAATACAATTGAAATAATTGTTTCTGATAATGATCCATCTATTCCACAGATGGGTGAATACTGGTTGTCTGGAACAAACCTTTACAGATATGAAACGTCTGGGTGGGTTTTGGTAGAGACTATAAATGCATCCAGTACTCCAACTGATTTATCATGTGGAGAATTGTGGTTTAATGGTACTGACGTGTATCAATGGGATGGAAACCATTGGTGTAAACTATGTGTTTATATACAAACTAGAAATCCATTATTACCACCATTATTATCATGTAATACTTTCTGGTATGACGATGCTATCGATTTGTTCTATAAGTGGGATGATAGAGAAAAACGATGGAAAGAAAAGTTAGTATTATTATCAGATAAAGATCCAAACGATTTAGAAACAGGTGATTTTTGGTTTAATGAGACTGACGAGTTGATGTATCAATATGTTGGCGATCAGTGGTCAGAATTAAATGTTGTTGTTTATGCGGAAAGGAATGAAGATGGTGATGATCCGAATGAAGAATATCCGATTAACACTGTATTCTGGTATGTTCCAACCGAAAGAGTTTTATACAGAAGAGATAATGAAGACCTGTTGTGGGTTGTACAAGAGTTTACTTCGTACCCTACCGACCCTATGGATAGAAAATCATGTGATTTGTGGTGGAATACCGCAACAACGATAGATGATTTGTATATCTGGGATGTTGTTAATTCTCAATGGGTTCTGCCGGATACATTCTTTAGAACTGATACGGACCCATCGGAGGCTGCGACTTTACCAGAATGCGCTGTATGGTTTAACCCGGATGATAACACTTTAAAGGTTATCCGCGACAGTTCATGTGGAGTTGCTGATTACATAGATTCTCCGCAAGACCCTGATAATATGTCTCCGGATACCGTTTGGTTTGACGGTACTAACTATTATGTATATGATGGTTCAGAGTGGACATTATTAGATCCTATAATCAGTCTAGAAGATCCATATGAAATAGAGGATGGTGAATATTGGTACAATCCTGAAACGGAAATACTTAACATTTGGAATGGTTTGGGGTGGACGGTTGTAACTCCATCATATGTACCATTAACTCCAGCAGTGGGAACATTGTGGTTCAATGTATTAGATGAAAAATTATATTCTTGGAACGGGTCTACATGGGTGGTCAAATTGTCTATTGCTAATGTAGAGTTGATAGCTCCTACTAAGAAAGATGGTAGAAGCGTACTTAGATTTTTTACCAGAGATGCTGGTTGCCAATACGGCGTCGAAATAGTTACAGAGAATACAGATTTATTATCTAACATGACGCAGCGTGTTATCTATTATGAACCAATTTCTGGAGCATCGGGGCTTGCTGGCGGTCAGTCCTATCTTCAGCTTGGAGTTGGTGATGATGGTTCACCAGATGAGAGAAGAGAGCTTCATTCAATAATTAGAAGCACTCTAGGCGCTGGATCTGTTAGAGTTGAATTGAAGAAAGAAGAAATTGATGTTTGTATAAACAATGCACTTGCAGAACTGAGAAAATATTCTGGAGCAGCCGTTCGTAGGGGATATTTTTTCTTAGATTTAAAGAAGAATCAACAAACTTATATAATGACTAACAAATGTGTTGGATTTAATAAAATTGTTGATATCATGGCTATTCATAGAATGAAACCCGGATGGTTAAAAATAGGGTCGGGTGGTAATAATGAATTATTCGCATATTCTGCAATTCAACAATTATACACCATGGGAACTTTCGATATATTAACATATCATTTAGTGGCTTCATATATCGAAGAATTAGAAACTCTTTTCGCTACAAAAATAACTTATAGTTGGTATGAATATAATAGAGAGTTAAAAGTACAGCAAATCATTCCCGGAAATGAAAGAGTTTTGGTTGATGCAACATTTGAAAGAACTGAACAGGATTTGATGACTGATCGCCAAACCAATTTATGGTTACAGAGATGGGCGGTTGCAGAAGCTAAACAGATTCTCTCTCAGATTAGAGGCAAGTTCCAGACTTTACCGGGACCAAGTGGCAGCACAACCTTAAATTCGCAAGAATTGATTACACAGGCAGAAACAGAGAAGCAGGAACTGCGTTTGATGCTAACCGATTGGTCTATGCAGAATTTGCATGAATATGGTGCTGCGCCAATGTTGATAATAGGATAACCCATGGCAGACTGTCAATCATGTAATCTACCACCAAAACAAGAATTAAATTTATCCGGGGCTGATTGTGGGATAACAAACGAAGATCCATTAACTCAGGTTGGTAACTGTGAACTTGATGACCAAGGTCGTCCAATTGCGACTACTCCACCGACGAGTGGCGGTACTCCATCATGCGTAACAACACCATCTGGAGTAATATGCCCATCATCCAATTTATGCACTGGATATGATTTATCTACTGGACCAGAATCATGTTTAATATCCTCAGTAATAGAAGAAGCTTTAAATATTGGCGGTGCGGATATAAATGTATATAAAATGTTAGGTGTGCACGAACAAGGAGCATTGACAGATTTGACCGGTAGTGGAGCAGCAATCGCTTCAAGTTATCTACCGGGTTTTGAACCGTTGAATGCATTTGATAAGTATATAACAGAGTGGAGATCGCAAGAATTTGGAACAGATGTTGCTGCTAAATCATATATTGGGTATGATTTTGGCCCAATTCGTTTAGACAATGGTCGCCTTCGTTATGGTATTGACACATATGTAAAGAAAGATGTAACAAGAATAAGAATAAAACAAAATTGCTCAACCAACAGAGTGACCACAGCGAGGCTAGAGCGCTCCAATGATGGTGTGATATGGTATGGAGCGGCAGTAGTCCAATTACCTGACTGTGACGGTTTGGTGACGATCTCTGTTAGAAAAACTGTACCATCTCGTTGGTGGAGATTGCGTCCTATAACATTCAATGGCGGTCCAAACGATTATTGGAGCGTTCAGGCTTTACAGATGATGGACTATGAAGATACTCATATTTACAATATACAAGATAGAATATTTCTAGAAAATAGAGATATAGAATATGCACTATTACCTATAAAACTAAAGGCCCAATACACACCATTAGACATGAGAAGCACTATGGGTAAATGGGGACAATTGATGGATGATAACGAATATGCTTTAGAGGTATCATTTGATCAGGCTGTTACTAGACTTGGTAGACCATTTGTCATAGGTGATATAATAGAACTTCCAAGCGAAACACAATACACTTCTACCTTACGCCCAGTAAAGAAGTATGTAGAAGTACAATCAGTTGGATGGAGCGTGAATAGTTATACACCAAATTGGAAACCTACCATGCAGATGTTAATATGCACACCAGCATTGGCGTCCACAGAAACCAGAGATATTTTCGGAAAAAATACCGCTAAAATTAATACTATGGGACTATCTGACATATATGATGGTAATAATGAAAAGTATCAGGATTTGCACAATATATCACAAACAATAAAAGCAGACGCCAACACAATGGTTCCTCAAGAGGGTTCTGATTTCGCCAATGTTCCTAAACTATCAGACGAATTGCTACAATTTAGTAATGATAGACCGTTCATGAATCTACAAAAATTAGATAGAAGACGCGATGCTTTAGGGATTGACGCATTACCGCCAAATGGTTTACCCTATACGGAAGGTGATGAATTTCCAGCAACTCCACAAGATGGTGATTATCATAGACTTACATATACTAATTTAGGGGCCGACATTGCTGCGCGATTGTATAGATGGTCTAGCATAAAAAATCAGTGGATTTTCTTGGAAAGAGATCGACGTAAAGAATTGAAGAACGCAAAATCTGCTATAGAAGAATTAAAAGCTCCTACAGTGAATTCAACAAAAGTGGTATCAATTAAGGACGTTGATAAAACCTTAAACTCTTAAGGAACTTAATGAATATAAAAGAAGAGAGATTGATAGTAACACATTTACTATCATCACAAGACGTTTTTACAAGATGTAATTCTATAGTAGACCCAGCATTTTTTCACCCTAAACTGAAGGGTGTCGTGGCTTTTATCAAAGACTATTATTCCAAATATAATGATATCGTAGACCCGTCTATATTAAATTCTAAATTTGATGTGGACGGAGAGCCATTTGCCGTCAAGACCGTGACAAAGGGTGAATATAAGTTTGCGTGTGATAGTATAGAACTCTTCTGTAAACAGAGAGCGGTTAGGAATGCTGTGACTGAGAGCATGCCAGAGGTGGATAAGGGAAATCTATCTGTTTTATATGAAGCCATAATGAAGGCTACTAGCATATCGCTAGCCGTAGATTTGGGGTTGGATTTTTATCAAGACCCAGAGTCCTCATTTGAGAAATTAAAAGAACAAGCAGTAGGATACACTACTGGTATTGCAGATTTAGATAAAAGACTCGGTGGTGGATTATTTAGAAAACAGTTGACCCTGTTCTCCGCAAATTCTGGCGGTGGTAAATCAGTTATGATGACCAATCTTGCTGTGAATTATTCATTACAAGGTTTAGACGTTTTATACATATCTCTGGAATTACCGGAAGATCAGATTTTCCTGCGTGCCGCAGCAATCTTAACAAACTATTCTATTAAAGAGTGGCGAGATAATATTCCAAAAATTGTTTCTAGTATCATTCAGACTAGAAACAATGGTGTAGGTTCTTTACGCATAAAAAGAATGATTGGTAGGCATACTACCAACGATATTAGATCGTATTTGAAACAATATGAACTTGAACATGGAAAGGTTCCAGATGTCTTATTGGTAGACTATTTGGATAAAATGTCGCCAAATGGTGGTAAGAAGCAACTATCAGTATCAGAACAAGATAAGGACAAGACCGAAGAGCTTGCTGAATTAATATTTGAATATGATATGATTGGTGTATCTGCATCGCAACAGACCAGAGATGCTATAGGAGAAGCGGCACCAACACAAGCAGTTATTGCTGGTGGTATCACCAAAGTCAATACCGTTGACAATTATATCTCCATATTCATGAGCGATAGCATGAAGATGAAAGGAGAATTGTTAATATTCTTCTTGAAGACTAGATATTCTGACGGCGTTGGTGAACAAGCAATGTTGAAGTATTCAACATCGACACTGAAAATTACTGATATGGCTGGTCCGATGAAACTTGTTGCATCATTATCGGATAGAAAGAAGCACATAAAACATCTGATAGAAAGTGGAATGGTAACTGAAGACGATGATGAACGAATAACACATAATCCACTGGTGGCAGAATTCCTTGACATTGACACGGGTGTCAATAATACTTTACAATACGAAGAGCAACAAATAAAATCTGACATAGACAAGTTATCAAAGATGACTTCATTTATGCAGAATTTGATGAGTGATGATTTAGAATCATATGTAACCATTGACAAATAAAGGATCAAAATGGAAATCGAAAAAACCAAACATTTTACATACAAAGATAAGATGATACCAGTGGACGAATTCTCGAAAGAAGTTCGCAAAGAAATTGAGTTCTATGACTATTTAAGAGAAAAATTAGTTCTGTTTGAAAGAGAGATGAAGGTATATGTAACAGCATTTGCTACTCAACAGGCTAAAATTCAGAAGTTGATTAAGGACGAATTATCCCCGCCTGTGCCAGCGGCACCACCAGTCGATCCATCATCAAATGAAAATTGATAGAGATAATTTGTTATTGGAGTATAGGGATTATTGTTCGTTCTATTGTAGACAATTATTATTGCTAGGAGTGGATCTTCATCACATTGAAACTTATCAAAAAAAATTATTAACTTTTGGTCAATGGTATGAATCGTCTAGAGGTAAATCAATAACAGATGAACTAAGGCATATAGAAAATACTAAATTTATGCCGATAAATATGCCTAATTATATAGAAGATTAATATAAATGGCAAAAAAACAAGTAACGGTTGCGACCGATCACCCCATGGAAGAGTTTTTAGGGATTGAAAGTAATTCAACTCTAATGACACATACAGAAAGGGAAGATGAACAATCCGTATCACATGTAACATACGATGATAAAGATGTAGAAATCGAAGATGAACTTTCCGAAATAAAGAAAGAAGCGTTAAATGCTTTTGATATGTTACGGGATGAAATGGATAGGGTCGGTGATCCTAGACAAAAGGCTAGATTGGGTGAGGTTAGTAACCAAATTCTAGGGACGGCACTATCTGCCATCCAACAAAAAATGAAGATAAAACAAGAAAAAGACAAATTAGCTAAGAAACAATCTAAACCCGGTGGCGCTAATAAGATTGTTAATAATAATGTCTTCATGGATAGAAATGCCATGTTAGAACAATTAAAAAGTGGTGCGATTATAATAGACGGAGATATTGAAGAATGATTGGAAAGACTTTATCACAGAAAGAATTTATAAGACTGTATTTGGAAGCGTATAAATTGAATTTTACCAAGGAGCAATTTGCTAATTATTTAAATATACAATTGGACAGTGTAAGACGTAGAAGATTAGCGGTTCTTAAAGAAACCGGCATGAATTTACCAGAAATGAAGTCTGGGAATGCTAAGATAGACCAATTAAAATTGGACAAATTAAACGATTCAATACTACGACATGAAGTAAGTGACTCAAGTAAATTACAACATAATAGATATGTAATTACGTCTGCACAAAATGCAACTCCCATTCATCAAAAGTTTTTGAACTCTATTTTATCATATTGTGAAATAAACAATGCTAGGTTATTGGTCATACCGTATAGATATAAAAACCCAACATCTTTATTTACTCAAAATAACAAGAATGACGATTGGTGGGCACCACAGATAAAAGAATTTTTGATAGAAGATGATGTCCGACTTACCGATTCTCTTATGATGATTGGAAAGGTGAAAATTCAACCAACAGCGGTAGAACCTTTGACGGGGTTGGATAGTTATACTCACTGTTCATCCGCGATTTTTGCGCATCCTAAAATTCAATTAAAAACCGTTGCGACACCTAACAAGAAGTTACCAAAGATATTGACCACAACAGGATCAATTACCGAGAAAAATTATACTGATTCAAAAGCTGGCTGGAAAGGTGATTTCCATCATAACTTTGCTGCCATTGTTCTTGAACTAGAAGATGATGGCGTGTTCCATATCAGACATATACACGCAGACAATATAGATGGATCATTCTATGATCTTAATAAATTCTATAGTGGTAATAGCGTAACTAACGCACATATAACTGCGTTAGTTACTGGTGACGAACACGCTATATTTGCTAATGAAGAAGTAAAAAAGGCGACTTATATTGATAGATTTTCTATAGTTAATCAACTACAACCAAAATATATTGTACGACATGATGTAAACGATGGATATGCGCGAAATCACCATCATGATGATTCGGATATCTTAAATTATGCTAAACATACATTTTCAAAAACTAATGATCCGTATTTAATTGCTAGAAACAACGTAGAAGCAGAATTACAAATTACAGCAAATTATATAGATGAAACCACTCCGTCGTTTTCCAAAAATATTATTGTGCGTAGTAATCACGATGAAGTTTTAGAAAAATGGCTTATGAGGTCAGAACCCAAAAACGATCCAGAAAATGCAAGATTTTATTACTATTTGAAATATCACCAATGTTGTAATATAAAAGTAACTGATACTGGATATAGCACCATCGAACCATTTGAATTTTGGGCATCAAATCCAGAATCACAAACTGGTCTTAAATGTATAGATAGAACAAAATTTCTAAAACGTGATGAAGATTTTATGATCAATGGAATTGAAATCGGTTTCCATGGTGATATCGGTCCCAATGGCGCTAAAGGCAACGTAAAAAGTTTTAGTAAAATTGGTCCCAAGACAATTATAGCGCATAGTCACAGTCCATCGATATATGAAGGCTGTTTCCAAGTTGGAGTAAGTTCTAAATTAAATCTTGAATATAGAAAGGGGCCGTCATCATGGCTTCATACCCACTGCATAATTTATCCAAATGGAACAAGAACATTAATTAATATTATTAATGGTAAATGGCGTTTATAAAAAACTATAAATGGAAAATATAATGAACGATAAATTATTAATTTTAAATGGCACGTCTATTGAATTAGAGGATTTTATAGTATCTCAAACTATGGACATGGATTATAAAATATCCATACAAAGTAAAGACCCAATACTACATAAAATAATATTAGAACAATTAGGGACTTTAAAACATTTTACGTTAATAGATGAAAACAAAAAAACCATAGTAAGAGATGCAAAAGTAACTATGGTCCATATTGCTACAAATTTGGCCGAGAGTGACTATATTAAATTCATAGCTACTTCAGTCTCACATAAAGACAATCCATATACGGAATATAAAAAGAGTGTATTAGCTTTATTAAAATTATATGATGATATGTATTCTGGTGATCAGTCACAATACGCAATATTGCCAGTATTCCAACTAAGTGGATTTAGACGTCATGGTAATACTACAATTTTATTAGAAATTGCAAAGAAATATAAAAATCAGAAGCAGAAGGTTGTCATAGTTTCAGCAACAGAAGAACTTAATAGACAGATGCAAAAGCAAACTTCGGTTCAGTGTACATCATTGAATAATCATGTAGATTATTTGCGAGGAAAAATTGTCGATGTAGTTCTATTCGATAATTATAGTATGATGGATAAAAACAAAGTTGTAGATATAATGAGAATACTAGATAGACGACCAGCGTTATATACAAAATATATTGGATTGAATTGATAGTACGGTAAAAAAATCACCAAATAAATAACATATATTATTTGGTGAAGTATGGGTAGAAAAGTTTATGGAATTAAAAAAGCCAATGTAGAAGTTCAATATGGAATGAAAGAAATCCAGCAATTGGCCAAATGTCGTATAGATCCAATATATTTTATTGATACTTTTGTCAAAGTACAACATCCAACAAAGGGTATCGTGCCGTTCAAGCTTTTTGATTTTCAAAAAGACATGATTAGAATGTTTCATTCTAAGAAAAAAAGTATCGTCCGCTCAGCACGCCAGAGTGGAAAAAGTCAAACTGTAGCTGCATATTTATTATGGTTTGCCATGTTTACAGACAATGTTAATGTGTTGTGTGTTTCGAAAGACTCTGGTGCAGCGAAGGAAATCATTGACAGAATTCAAAAAATGTATTTGGAGGTTCCAGAGCATATCAAATGTGGCATATCTGATGATGCGTGGAATAAACATACAGCGGCATTTGATAATGGCTCAAAAATAATATCATTGTCCACTACACCAAATTCCGGTCGTGGGCTTTCAATCAGTTTACTATTTTGTGACGAATTAGCGTTTGTCAGGCCAAATATTCAAGAAGAATTCTGGGGTTCTATTATGCCAACACTGGCTACTGGTGGTGGATGTATAATAACATCAACTCCAAATGGCGACACCGATTTATATTCAAAATTATGTAGGGGTGCAGAATTAGGGAATAATGATTTTGCTTATATGTTTATACCGTGGAATGCTGTTCCGGGAAGAGATGAACAGTTTAAAAATGAAAGAATACGAGAAGTTGGTCAACGCCTATGGGATCAGGAGTATGAATGTAAATTCATCACAGCGTCTGGCACACTGTTTGAAGATTATGTATTACAGAAGTTAGAAGATTCTATTCACAATAAAATTCCAGTTCTAGAGATAGCTGGAGAAAAATTGTGGAAAAATATAAATCCTAAAATGACATATCTTGTCGGTTGCGACCCAGCTACAGGAACGGGACTGGATTACAGCGTTATTCAAGTCGTGGAGTTCCCATCATTAGAACAAGTTATGGAAGTAACGACCAACATTTTAGACTCTGCATCGGTGTATGCAAAAATTAAAAATATATGTAACTATATTGCAAGTTTCGGTGCTACAGTTTTCTTCTCATTTGAAAACAACGGTGTTGGTGAGGGAATAGCAGCGCTGTATCTAACCGATGAAGGCGAATTACAAGCTGGATTAATTCAGGCGGCATCAAAAAGTGATGTCAGAAAAGTTCGTGTTGGATTTTTCACGGATTTAAGAAATAAGATGAAATTTTCTTTGCGACTTAAAAAAGTAATTGAAAATGAAATATTAAAAGTAAATTCCATAGAGTTTCTGACCGAATGTAAAAGATATATTAGAACTGGACAGACATATCAAGCGCAACCGGGGGCTAACGATGACAGAGTTATGGCAATGTTAATAATATTAAGAATGATAGAACAAATGAGTGATTTCGATGATAGAGCGTATGGTATATACTATACGTTTGAGAATGTCGAGGAAAACGATTGGAAGACTTCTAATACGGAGGAAGATGAATTACCACTTCCCATGATTGCATGATAAATACATATATGGAAAATATTTTAATCGAAAAATCTACTATTCACTATTTGAAGGCTAATACTAATTTGCTTTTTGATACTCCAAGAGATCAAAAGTCAAGACAGGTATTAGTTGATAATTTGACATACATCCCGTATGTAGAAGATAAAAAATTATTGGTTACTGCAAATACACGGACAAAGTTGAATAAATATAAGACTTCGATCATGTTTGATCGTGTGACATACGTGGAACAGGATAATAGATGGAAAGTCGAAATAAAGACACGTAACGATGTGTTTTATATTTATTCGATAAAAAGAAATCGCTGGCCCGTATCAGTATCTTGTACTTGTTTAGATTTTTATTATATGTTCTCTGTTTGGAATCAAAAAGACGATTCTTTGTTCGGCGATCCACCGGAACCATATATAAAGAAGACAGATAGACCATTACGCAACCCAACGAGAGAACCGGGAGTGTGTAAACATATTTTGAGATTATCCGACGAATTAATAGGTGCCGGGGTTCTCAAATAAAAACTACATTTGACAACGCACAGAATGTAGGGCAATATAGGTAGCGTTAAGAGAAATGAATTAGACTTAATGTCCAGAATATCGGACGAGACTGCAAGAAGATAATATAGACTATAGGAGAATTATTATGAGCAGACGTACATTAGCAGATTTAAAGAAGCATATTAAAGAACAAACAGAAAAGAAATCATCATACGATAATAATCAGAGAAGTAAGGATGTATATCCATTCTGGAATATGGAAGTTGGTCAGCACGCAATAATCAGATTATTGGAAGATGCTAATCAAGATAATCCAAATATCTTTTTCGCTGAAAAATTGACACACACTTTGTCAATCGCAGGAAAAGATCGCACAATTCCTTGTTTAACACAATATGGCGAAAAGTGCCCTATTTGTGAACTTTCAAGAGTATATTACAAGCAGGAAGGCAAGCAGAGTAAGAATGGTAAGTATTATTATCGTAAGAAGTCCGCAGCAGTTCGTGTGTTAGTGTTGGAAGACCCATTACCACCTGATCCGGAAACTGGCGAAACCTTCAAGGGTAAAGTCATAAAGACTTTCATAGGCAATCAGTTGCTCAAGAAGATGATGGCGCAGATGACCGACGAGATAGACCCAATGAATAGTAATCCGTGGGATCTTGATGCCGGTAATAACTTTATCATCCGAAAGGACAAGGATGGTGAATATGCTGTTTATGATTTGAATTCCAAGTTCATTAACAGCACGAGTCCAATCCCAGAAGAGTATCGTCATTTAGTGGAAGAGCCTGTTGATTTGTCAACATACCTACCACCTAATCCCGGTTTGGATAAGGTTGAAAAACTATTGTCAGCACATCAGACGGGTGAAGATGTTGCGGAAGACGATGAAGATCATAGCGACACTCCAGCGGAACAGGAAGTTATTACACCAAAGACGGTGGAAAGTCCTAAAGTTTCAGTGGTTGAACAAGTGGCTGCTAGCGCAGTTTCACCATCTACAGAGACTGTCGTAGAAAGTGATGCGGTAGCTAAGATTAGAGATCGTTTCAAAAAGAAGTAAGATGATGTAAAAAAGCCGGGGGTTTTCATAGCCCCCGGCTTTTTCTTTTCTAAAGGAAATTAATATGAGTGCATTTCAAAAGTTTAAAACAAAAGTTTCAAAAATAGAAGGTATAGGAATGGGTGACGGTATTCCAAAGTTTTGGATAGATACTGGATCATTTGTACTTAATAAAATTATGTCAGGTAGTTATAGGAAAGGGATACCACAGGGACGTCTTACAGCCCTCGTAGGGCCATCCGGGTCAGGTAAGTCATTCGTACTAGGGAACGTGATAAAATCCGCTCAGAAGCAGGACTGTTCAGTTTTAGTGATAGATACTGAGAATGCGCTGGATTATGATTACCTGAGAGCAATCGGTGTGGATGTTGATAGAGAAGATTTCGTCAGAATCTCCGTCAATGAGGTCAATTTATGCATTAACGCAGTGAATACTATTCTCTCAATGTATCGAAATGGTGAAGCTGGTGAAGATCCAAAGAAATTATTAATATGTATTGATTCTCTAGACTTTTTGTTCATTCATAATGCATTGGATGCCTACGAAAAGACTGGTGAATTGAATAATGATCAGGGGTTGCATGCTAAGAAGTTGAAACAATTGTTAGTAACAATTATGCAGGATATTCAAGATATGCCAGTAGCCGTGGTTGCCACCAAACAGGTATACGTCGATCAGACGCCGAATGCCTACCCACCATTTAAAATGACAGAATCATTGAAGTTTCCATTCTCACAGATAGTTTTATTCTCACGTTTATTTGATAGAGATAAGACTACTCGTCAAATTGATGGTATACGTATGAAAGCTTTCGGTTGGAAAGTAAGATTTACTAAACCTTTCCAACAGGTAGAATTGACAGTTCCTTATGATACTGGTTTAGACCCATATGATGGTATATTACAAGCTGCTGAGTCTCTAGGAATAATTAAGAGAAATGGTGCGTGGTATACATATAAAGATTCTAAATTTCAATCTAGTAAGTTTAAGGACATTCAAGATCAGGTTTTGGAAGACTTGATTTTAAGAGAGCGAGAATCTCTAGTTGTGGAAATGAGCGGTGAAGAAGAATTACCAAAAGTTTCAGCAGAAGACGCTAAGAGGCAAAAATTAGAAGAACTCGCATTAAGTGATTGATTTTGATTTGATAATATGGTAAATATAGAGAGGGGTATTTACCCCTCTCTTCTTTTAAAGGACTCTGATGGAAACTCCAAAAATTTCTTCACTATTGTGCAAAAGAGACGTAGATTTCGATAATATTACAAATAATGTAATTGAAATTGTTGAGCCAAATATTATAAAGGCCGTTCAATATTTTTTAAATAAAGTCCGTAAAATGACTTTATTATCGCTGGAGCGTATGGATGTTCTGCCCGGTTTTTGTATGTTAAGGCTTAATATGTCTCCGAATGTTGGGGACATTGTCAATACAAATAAGGGACAGGTAGTGATAGACGAGAGTAATTGTAATAAATTTTTACAAAATATAGAGTTGATGGTTTCTTTGAAAGCATTGGATACTAATTCTGCATTTGTCATATACAAAAACATTAAGGATGTTAATCATATAGCCGCAACTTCAAAAGAAGATACCGTAGAAAAATTATTAAAATATAATACATTACCACTAGACGAAGATAATATAAACATTAATATTTTAGAAACTCATATAATAGAAAATCCAGAATTTGCAGATATATTAGAAATTTTGACAAAACCTGAAGATATCAGTATACTTGGTTTTGATATAAATTCATTGAATGACCAGCAGATTGTGAATTTAAAAATAATAGAAGTAATGGAAAATCAAAACATGAGTGTAAATTAAATGGCAATAATAGATGAATTATCTGAAGATTTGTCAAACTTAGACAAAATAATTGCCGCCTACTCGTTAGTCCTGAATAGAGAATTAAAAGAAGATGTTTCATTGAAAAATAAGACAATCCAATTATGTAATCAAGAGCAACCTTCTTTGTATTCATATTACGATCAATTACGTGTTGAGATAGAAATTTTGAATGACTATCTAGAAATAAAAGTGAAAGAAATAAAAATGAGAGTAATTCGTCTGATCATAGAAAGATCAGACAAAACTTATGGCGAGCGAATGCTAGAAAGAATGGCGGATGATCACCCATCATTTATTGACATTCAGAAAAAAGCATTGAAGGTTAAAGAATTATATATGAAAGCTAGATCCGCTGTTTCATCATTTGAGCAGCGTGGTTATGCATTAAATAATATAACAAAGATTAGAGTAGCAGCAATTCAAGAGACAGTTATTTACGATGATTGAAACTATAAAAAATAAAGTTACAATAACTTTTATAAATGAATATAACTGTTTGTTCTCTGGATTGCTTCGGCAACATTATGATTACTTTTATAATAAGTATGGTTTTCTAACTGACAAGTATTTTTTTCACCCATTATACAAGTTAGGTAGATGGGATGGAAAGAAAAGATTTTTTTCTCAAAATGGTTTGACCGCAGCTAATTTAGCGGAAGAAATTATAGTAAAATTAGAACAATTTGGTTATACCAATTTTTCTATTGTAGATAAAAGAAAAGAGTATCAAATACAGTTTAATCCGATTGACAAGGATTATTTTTTTCATAGACAAATAACTTTGGGCACACACCAAGTGGAAGCTGTGAATGCTTTACTTTCCAATTATGGTGGAATTCTTAGAGCCGGTACGGGTGCTGGTAAAACTATCATAACAGCAGCGTTGTGTGAGATATTTAATAATCAGTCGTTCAAAACAATTGTGATAGTACCTAATTATGATCTAGTTACTCAAACTAAGGAAACTTTTGTTAGGTGTGGTGTAGATGTTGGAGAATATTCCGGAAAGTCAAAAGTTGTAGATCATGATAATGTGATATCAACTTGGCAAGCGATTCAACATAATCCAGACGTGTTGAAGTTATTTAAAGCGGTTATATTGGACGAGTGCCATACACTTTCAGGGGCAAAAGTATCCGAAATCATATCAGAGCATTCTAATCATATGCCATTAAAAGTAGCAATGACTGGTACCATGCCAGAGGATGAATGCGGTCAAATGATGATGAGATGTTGTTTCGGTGAACTCGTTTATGAAGTCGCAGCAAGTGAATTGATAGAAAAGGGTTGGCTAGCTGATATAGAGATTAATTGTGTAGAATTTACCGAAGATTTGAATCCACAATATAGATTATTCCAAAAAGAAAATGAAGAGACTGAGATATCATATAAAGATTTTATATTAGGATATTTCCCAGACTATAGTTCAGAAGCATCATATATAACTAAAAATGATAATAGAAATGAAGAGTTGGTAAAATATATTTCTAATATAGCTCGTACTGGAAACACATTAGTAATTCTAAATTCCATTAAACACGGTAAGAAATTACAAGCGTTAATACCAGAATCCGTATTCATATACGGTCAGACAAAATCCAAGGAAAGACAAACTGTATATAAATCATATGCCAACAGAGACGATATAGTTCACTTTTCTACTTATAAATTAGTTCAGGCCGGATTGGATATACCTAGAATCAAGAACCTAGTTATTATTGATGCCGGCAAGAGCTATATTCGAGTCATTCAGTCACTGGGTCGTGGTTTAAGAAAAGCACACGACAAAACTCATATTAATGTGTTTGACATACATTCAAATTTAAAATACTCAATGATACACTATAAAAAGAGAATAGCTTTTTATAAGAAAGAAAAATATAAATTTAAGAATTCTAAAATTCAATTGAAACCAAATGAGACATATAATGTCCTAAACCAGCTAATTGATGATGAAGTAGTTGACATTGATTGAAAATCAGTTTACAATATAAAAATATAATTCCGGATATTTAATGATCATTTCAGACGATGAATCAAACCCAATAATAATTGATAATTTAGATAGTCCAATTAAGTCCAATTACTTTTGGACTCTTAATTTAGCAGAAATGGATTTTCGTTTATCTAAAATAAAAATGTTAGAGTGTATTAACACACCAGCATTAGTAATAGAAGTAATGGGATATGTTATAAAAGTGCCAGCAAGTTGGCACATGTTGGTGTCTTCAGAAGACACGCACGATTTAGATACTCTCGTGACTTCTGACTTAACAAAAGGGATGTATACAGCATTGGTAATGAATCACAGAAAGATGAAACAAGCGTATATACCCGTTAGGTGCGTGGACTACATACAATCTGTGAACATATATACAATTGCATTGCATAGAAATCAAATGCTATGTCATGCATTAGGACCAAATAATTGGATAATGCTGTCAAGTGTTGATGTATATAATAAGTATTTAAAAAATAAAACTGTCTGGGATATAATGTAAAATGAAAGTAAAAGAATTTAAAATGTGGCTTGAAGGTGTGTTAGCATTTCAAGAAGATAGAGAAGCTTGGAAACCTACAGCAAAACAATGGAAAACCATTCTACAAAAAATCGATGAGTTGGAAGAGGGTGTGTTTTTACCAGAGAGAGGCCAAGTTCAGAACCCTAATGCCGCACAAACGTACAACTCCCCAGTATCTTTAGAAGATTACGCTAGAAACCCACCAGTAGCTCCTAATTATACTATTCATAGTCCAGAACAATTGGAGGCTATGAAGAGGGCTGCTGCCGGTGGTGGTATCATTGACGTGCCAATAGTTAATAAAGAAAAGTATGAATCACCCTTTGCATAATGAGTTTACAAAATTAAATGATAAAACTTTGTGGTTTGATGGAAATTATTCGCTAAATGAAGAACAATTATGCGAAAGAATGCTACAAGGTTTATGTATTGATAAATGTTTTGCCGAAGAAGTTACACAGAATATTAAAAAATATAATTTAATATCCAAAATTCCTCTAGAGGTTAAATATAGTAATAATAATATTGAGTCCAATTGGGATATACCTAAAAAATATTTAGACATTAATATAATGGATTATTGTCTAATAAAATTGGACAGAATGAAACGCGATAGAGAATATAATTCTAAAGCTATATCAAGAATTTTATATGAATCTCAGTTAATAGATAACATGAATATGGGCGATTTGTTTCGTGCGATATTATTCTTAATAGATTATTTCAAAGAAAATAATGTAGTATGGGGAGTTGGAAGAGGTTCTTCATGTGCTAGTTATATTTTGTTCATATTTGGTCTTCATTGTGTAGATTGTATAAAATATGACATAGATTGTAAAGAATTTTTTAGATAGAAGGTTTTTTATGCCTAAGAAGCATATAAATAGATAAACAAAAAGGGCACCGCATCAATGAGTGATAAAAAAATAGTAAATTCAATCCGAGGTGAGAAAGTAGATTTTGACTTACTTCGCCTACAAATAAATAACATTCCAGAAAGTGATACTGTTAAACACAGAGAAAATTTGATACAGGGTCGTCGTAAGCGAAAGAACTCTACTAAGCGTAAAGTTAGAGAGATGTTTCATCAGCAGCAGGTTAACGAAGCAAACATGAGAAAGGCTCTGGATAAACAGAGAGCTAACAAGGCTACCAATGATGTAAAACCGGTGGACGCAGAAACAGAGATACAAACGGTGTTATCAATGGATTTAACTAATTTAGAATCTGCATCTGAGGTTACGGAAAAACTTAATAGAAAAGTAAAAGGTAAGTGAAATGAAGTCTATTACTCCAGTTAAGAAAAATATATTGTTTAGATTCATTCAGGAATTATCGGCACAAAAAGGTTTTGAAAATAAAACCGATTGGGGGTTCAGTGTTATTGATAAGAGATCTGATATGGAAATTGGGAGATGGGGCGAAGTTTTACACATTGGTCCCGAAGTAAAAGATGTGGAAGTTGGTGATTTTATTTTCATTGAACCGTTACAGTGGGCTAATAATCTTACTATGAATAAAAAAGATTATTGGATGACTAATATTGACAAAGTTCTTTTGGTTTCGAAAGAAAAACCGGAAACGATGTAAATGTTTCTACTTGTGTTGTTGTTTTTGTCTATGATGGCAGTGGCTGGTAGCGCTGCCTATTTTTCTGTTATAGGGTTAGCGAAATTGTTCTCTGGCTCTTTTATTAGCGTTTTAATTATGGGTGGTTCGTTAGAACTTGGTAAAATAGTCATAACATCGTATTTGTATAACTATTGGAAAGAGACATCATTATTTCTTAAGACTTATCTTGTCATCAGTATCTTTATATTAGTTTCTATAACTTCTATGGGTATATCTGGTTATTTGATGTCCGCTCACCAAACGACAACCATATCTGTTCAACAAGACCAAGAAACACTTATCATTCTTGAAGATCAATTGAAGACTTATAAAGAAAGAAAATTGGATATAGACAAACAGATTCAAAGTGTTGGTAACAATTATGTTACAGCAAAACAAAGATTGATGAAATCTTTTGAAGTGGAATTGGCCCAACTATCTACAGATATTCCCTTTGTAGAAAAACAGATACTAGAAATAAAGACCAAAAATGTTGAAGAATCCGCAAAGATTGGCCCAATAGTTTTTATTACAGAAGTATTCGGGATAGAGCAAGATAAGGCTATAACTATATTAATCTTGATCATTGTTTTTGTTTTTGATCCATTCGCCATAGCGCTAACAATAGCGTTTAATAATGTATTAAAACAAAGAAAGAAACGCGCTAACACTGTTTCAATAATTGAAGATAATCATCAGAATTCTGTAAAATCTAAAGCAATGGCTAAATTTATCCAAGAAGCTTGATATGGTAGATAATGTTGTGATATGATCAAAAGATCATAGGAATCCAACATGAGCTTGAAGAAGAAAGAATGGTCTATGCAATATAGGCCACACCTACTAGAAGATTATATTTTTCCATCTGAAACAATTAAAAGACGAGTCCAAGATTTTATAAAAAGTGGATCATTGCCGCACTTGTTTTTATATGGACCACCGGGAACTGGTAAAACCACATTAGCATTCTTACTCAAAAGCTATTTGAATATCGATGATATGGATTATATACGTATCGACGGTTCAAAAGAAAATTCAGTGGATGTTATGCGGTCTAAGATTGATGAGTTTACTAAATTAGCTCCAATATCTGAATCTGGGTATAAGATAGTATACATAGACGAATGTGATTACTTGTCACCAAATGCGCAAGCGACATTGAGAACGATGATGGAAGATCGTGCTGACAATGTTACATTTATACTTTCGTGTAATTATCCACATAAGATAATGAAAGAAGTTAAATCCAGATGCGAGGCCATGGAGTTCAAAGCGTTAGATCGTGGCGAAATGTGCGTTAGAGTTATTCATATGTTGACAGAGAATGGAATACCGTGTGAGACCGATGACGACATCAATATAATTGAAGATATTCTCAATAAAACATACCCAGATTTTCGTAAATTTATAGATAGTGTCCATGCTAGTGTGTCCGATGGTAAATTGGTGGTTGCTAGTATAGACGATGACAAATCCTTGGGAGATAAGGTAGAACTTCTGGAAGCAATTGGTCAGGAAAAAGCTAATTGGGATTCTATCAGAAATTCAGTATCCGGTAATATATCGGATGATGACTTCCTAGAATACTATAGGTTTTTCTATGAGTATCTTGAAGATGTTACTAAGTTTAAGGATGTTAACAAATGGAAGGCCGGTATTGTTACCATAGCTGACAGCATGTATAAACATTCTTTGGTTACTGACAAAGAAATAAACTTTATGGCGATGTTAATCAAATTACATGGAATATGAAATGGAAGAAATTATTAAGAAAATAAGAGCGAGTTTTGACAAAGCCGACGTACTGGCATGGAAACGCAGAGAAAAGAAGTTAAAAGATATTATAGACAATAAATTGAAACCGCTGGAGGACCAGATTTTAGAAATTCAGTTACAAAAACAACCATTCTTTGATGAGATACACGAAATCAGAAAAGAGATGACTGAGACTTGTATACACCCAGATGATCAATTGGTACAATTGGACGATGGTGTAATTTTGTGTAAATTTTGCAACAAGAAATTAAAATTATATGAGTGACAATAAATTAGACATATTTGAAGTGTTGAAACGTATTGATAATTTTGATGTGGATTATTTTTCAGAATTAACACCGGATCAAGAAAAAACATTGCAGCCGCTTGTCATTATGCGGTGGCTGTCTGGCACTAAAGACACCAAACAAATAACTAGATTAAACTCAGTGTTAAATCCATTCGTCTTCTCTTTACACAAAGAGAAGAAACTATTAACACGGCTTTTACTGTGTTGCTCAACGTCAAAGAAAATGTACTCTTGGAATAAAAGGAAAAAGCAAGAACGTTCCACATTACGCTCACAACTTATCCAAGAATATTATGATTGTACTCATAAAGAAGCTTTGTTATATGAGAAATCAATAAAACTGGACGATTTACTTTCAATGGCGGAAGAGTTAGGCTATGACAACGAACAGATCAAAAAGTTAAAATGACAGAAAAATGTGTTTATTGTGATTATGTTTATAAATCTTCGGATGAGAGGATTAATCACTCTTGTAAATTTTTAGAAAGAGACAAGGAATCTAGGTCTGCGGATGGTTTAGCCATTTGGAATCTTTACAAATATTGGAGATCCTCGTGCGGTCACAGAGAACCAAATTACAAAGCTTTCATACAGTCCAGATACTATACTATTTTTAGTAGTCTGCTTTCTTTTGTTAGAAAGAATGGTATACCAGACCCCCAGCATTATATTAAATTTTGCTCAGATCTTAAATTACTACCAAACAATTGGTATATGGATGAAGTCTATATAGATTATCTAATCCATTTTGACAATACCGTCCCTGCCGAAAAGCAATTTCGGATTTCCATGAAAACAATTGTTAATTTATCTAATATAATAGGTTGTAAACCTAATGAAGTTTTATTATATTTAAATTTTGATGAGATAACAAAATTCATCCATTCTAGAGCATTATCACCATGGTATCTATTATTTTCTAGCGCTTTTGATTATGTTTATAATAAAAAACTAACAAGAGAAGAGAAAGTGATATGCGATTCGATAATTGATAGGAACAAATGGCTAGAGAAAATGAGGAATAATAAAGAAGTCACAAAAACTATTTTAGCTATGGCGAAAACTCACAACATATAAATATCTTCATATATTCAATATAATTGTAAATCGACAGCTTTGATTTGCATAAATAAGAACATTATGAAGGGTATCAAATGGCAAGTTGTAATGTAAATGCATATGTTGTGAGATTTACAGATCCAGCTAATGGAACTATAACAGTAGGGAAAAATGCCCTAATTACTGATGAAGCTGATATAGCTTTTCCGGGTAAATCTAGATTAGAATATGGAAAAATCTTTAACGAGAATGTCGTTCACATTCTTGAAAATTTTGCATGCCCTGAAGATGCTGACAATCCCGGCAACCCAGATTTTGATACGGCCCACGAAGAATTGTTGGAACGTCCGGTATATGGACAATTTTGGTACAATTCCACAAACACTCGTTTATATTTTTGGGATGGTACGAAATGGGTGCCACTATCAAGAATGGACGATGTGGCGGGTAATTCTGGAGTCATCTCACATGGTCAGAATATACCACTCCCAGTAAGTTCTGTAACAGGTTATCAATTTACAGCGGATGAGTGTGTATTTTTCGTGTCACCATTTTATATGCCTGATGATGTAGATTATTTTATTTGTACAGTAGATAATGATGGTCTGGTAACATCTCAATATAGATTATTAACTGGTAGCGGATTGACAAATGCGTGCGCGAATTACATGGTGTTAGGCATTCGTAATAATAACGATTTGGGCACAATAGATTGTGCGGTGGTTCCACCCTCAACTCCTACTCCAACTCCATCTATTACATCTACTGTTACCCCAACACCATCTACTTCTGTGGGTACAACACCATCGGTGACTCCAACGATTACACCATCGGTGACTCCAACAAATGGAGCATCACCATCTGTAACAGCGACCCCATCATTGACAGCCACACCAACCGTAACCCCATCACCGACAGAATCGATACAACCTTCTTTATCAGTAGGAGCTTCGCCATCCGTAACAAGAACTCCAACTAGGACTCCGTCTGTGACTCCAACTAGAACACCAACTAGAACGGTAACTCCTACACCTACGAGATCGCCGGTACCATCGGTTTCTGTTACACCAACAAGAACTCCATCTGTAACACCAACAAGAACTGTAACACCTACACCAACAAGAACTCCAACAGTAACCCCAACTCCGACTAAGAGTTCAGTGGCACCATTAAATGTTGTTGCTAGTATAAACGGTTCTTTAGAACAGTGTGTACAGGCTGGCTACGGTTGTGATATCACACAGTATAAGAGGGTTGTCACCGGGTCATATTCCGGCCCTATCACTGGCGGAATTGCGCCTTATTCCATCGTTAGTCATTCTCTATCTCTAACTGGTGCAACGGGACCAGAATTTGCTGTGACTACATCATCATGTAGTGTCTCTGGTTCCAATATAACAGGAGCGTTTGAGATAAGAAGTGTTGCTTGTATAGCTGGAACTTGTCCGGGGGGATCTAAGATATTGAATGCCTTGTTCACTGTTACTGTTCAAGATTCTATGGGTAATACTGCGACAGATACAGATACAACAACTTTTGAATGGGGCGGTGCATAATATATGAGTACGTATGATATTAAATTCACAGATGTAAATAAATCTTATATACCTGTAGATTCTGAGACAGAAGTGGATTATGCATTAGATGTAAATCTGTTCGGTAGAGGTTTTCTTGAATATGGCGAACAGTTAAATGAAAGTCTTCTAAGATTATTAGAAAATTTTGCCGCATATGAATTAACTGGATCAGATCCAGTTGTACCAGACTTGGATCAGACTACCGAAAATGTTTTGAAGAACCCGACACAGGGTCAGCTATGGTATAACAAATCTAATAAGACTTTCTATTCATGGAATTCTTCTTTGGATATCTGGGAACCGCTATCCACTAAAAATAATGTATGCGCAAATTGGGGATTTATTTTTGATGGCGACACATTACCATTACCAGTGCATCCTATAACAGGATATACTTATTCTTTGTCCGAGTGCATTTGGGCGGTTTCACATGTAGCAATGTATGGTCCTTTTGATTATTATGTGTGTACCACTGATACTAACGCAGTAGTGACATCACAATATCGCATAACCGGTTCTTCTGATGTTGGATCTATGTTTGCCAATTATCTCATAATAGGAATCAAAGGAAATATTAACAATGGTGGTATTGGATGCGCATATGCACCACCGCCAAGCTTGACACCAACTCCTACACCGAGTATTTCCATTACACCTACACCTTCAACTTCTATAGGAACTACACCGTCTAATACAGTAACCCCAACGGTAACACCATCTATTACCGCGACCCCAACGGTAACCCCAACGGTAACCCCAACTGATGTGTCGCCGCCAAATATTACACCGAGTAACACCCCTACGATATCATTGAGTGCGACCCCGGCGTCTACACCAGATGAGACCCCAAATCCAACTCTGTCTGTAGGTG